GGCGCGCACGCCGGAGATCACGCGCAAGGGGCGGGTGGCGTTGGAGGAAGCGGAGGCGAAAACATGAGCAGATCGGGATACAGCGATGATTGCGAAAACCTCGGCTTGTGGCGCCAGGCCGTGGATCGGGCAATCCGGGGCAAGCGCGGCCAGGCATTCATGCGCGAGATGGCTGCGGCGATGGATACAATGCCCACGAAGGCGTTGGTTGCCGGCGAAGTGGTGCGAGATGCGGCCCACGTTTGCGCGCTCGGCTCCGTGGCCATCGCTCGCGGCATGGACGTGGCAAATCTGGACATCGAGGACGGGGAATCCGTTGGCGAGGCGTTTGGCGTGGCCAAGGCGCTCGCGTGCGAGGTGGCCTACATGAACGACGAGTGTGGGCCGGTGAACGAGACGGAAGAGGATCGCTGGCAGCGTATGCGGCGATGGGTTGACCAGCGGTTGGCAGAGGGAGGGCTAGAATGAGAAAGCGAAACAAGAAAGCCCGCCCCGTCCGCAGGATGCGCGTGACGCCCGCTGGGCCAATGGTGGAGAACTTGGACGCCAGCAACCACATGCCAATGGTGTGCGATAGATGCGGCGTTGCAGTCGAGCCATTCGCACACACGCACTTCGACTTTCAGACGTGGCGTGACGGAAGAGGCCGCAGTGACATTGGGAGCGGTCGCCTGTGTCCACCGTGCGGCGACGTCGTATCGCGCATGCTCGTGTACTTCGGCAAGTCGCTCGGGCTCACTACCAACGCGACACTGCCTGGTTTGAGCGAAAAGTTTCTAGGCCAAGGCGGTATGAGACTTTACAACTTGCCGAACGGTGTGGAGTGCGCGCCGTGCCCAAGCCATGCGCGCTAGCCCCACCCACCGCCGCCGCGGCCCCGAGCGCGCCGTGACATCCGCCCCCATCCGCGACGGCGATGGCGATTGGTACGTGCGTCTCTCGTGCGGCCATCGCTGGTACGAGGTGGGTGGGCGCACTATCAAGGCGATTCGTGACGTGCGCCTCTGTCCGCTGTGCCCGGATGAGACGTACAACCGGACGCAGTACCGCGCGAAGGCGGCGGCGATTCGCGAGCGACACCAGCGACTTTTCTTTGCTACCCGCGACGCGATCGCGAGGGCGGAGGGTGTGCTGGAAGAGTTGCGGCAGCGGGAGGCGGCGGAATGAAACTCCTCCTCTGCCGTGCGTGCGGCGACATGCTGAAATTCGGCCTCGACGACTGGCGCTTCTGCAACTGCGGCCGATCGTCCGCGCGCTACGTGGACGCGGCCTTTGGCGAGATGCGCGGCGACGATGCGGTAGCGATCGGCGTGGACAACGCGGACCTGGCGAAGATGGTTCACGCGCACGGAAACTTTAGGGCGGAGTGGTGGAAGATGTTGCCGGGCGCGCCTGGCGTAAGGGTGACGAGGGTGACATGAAGAGCGGCTTTTATATCATCGACGCAACGGCGCACTACTTCGTCGTCAACGGCGTCCGCAAGTCTCTATGCGGCGTGGACTCCGTCTCGCTCTCCACGCCGTACGTGCAGCGCGAGCACCTTGGCGTCGTGCCAATGTGCCGCGCTTGCCAAGAGTCCATGCGCCCGACGGTGACGAAGACGGCGCCGGAGGTGGAGGCGTGTACGTGCGCGGCGTGTCGCGGAAGCTCGGTGTCGCGACATGCGAAGGCGGAGGGAGCGTGACGCTGGAGCGCCACATCCACGCCGCCATCCTGCGCACCGTCCGCACGATGGGGTGCTGGGCCGAGACGAATGGCGTCCACCGCGGCGGCACCACGCGGCGCAGCGGCCTCGGCGTGGGCTCGCCGGATATCCTCGTCCTCGTCCCGCCTTTCTGGACGGCGCTATTTATCGAGGTGAAGCGGGACGAGAAGGCGAAGCGATCGCGCCGGCAGATCGAATGGCACGCGCGCGCCCAAACCGTTGGCATCCGCGTGGAGACGTGCTGGACGGCGGTGATGGCGCGGGATGCGGTGCTGACGGCAATCAAGGCCGACGGCGATCTACTGTGCGCGGCGGCGCGGCGGATCGTACTTGATGCCAAGGGCGAGCGCCGACTCAACGCACTGTTGGAGTCACCACCGAAGCCAACCAAAGCCTTGAAGGATCTGTGGACGGGGAGGGCAGGATGAAAAAGCACCAGTGCGTCCGCTGCAAACGCCACGTCGCCGGCACGCGCAACGTCAGGCGCCGGTGCGGAACGTTGAAGACGTTATGCGCGAGGTGCATTGAGACGTTGAAGGCGAAAGGGGCGGTGCTTGACGATTAGCCGCGAATCGTCAACGTCGCCAACACCCCGCCATCCACATGCCCCACCGTCACCTCGCCGCCACCCCAGTCCACGGACAGCACGGGGTAGTCGTGCGTGAGCAGGACGTTGTGCAGATCGTCCACGCCCACCTTCGCCGGGATGCCGAGTGGGCCGAGGTCGACGTGGGGCGAGTCGATGGCGGACGCGGCGTCCATGAGGGCGCGGAGGGAGTCCGAGCGAACTTCCCTCACTTGGCCACCGTGACGATGGCGGCGGGACGGTAGGCGCAGCCGTGCGCGGTGGAGACGAAGACGAGGACGGCGGTGACGGCAATTGCAGTGGGCGTCTTCACATACCCGCGCACGATTTCGAGGATGCCGGCGGGCTGGGCGAGGCGATCGTCACGGCGCGGATCCTTGCGCGGGCCAGGGCGCGGCACCTCGACGGGCGTGGTTTCGGTACGGAATCCGCGATCGGACGTGGGGGCCGACACCGCCGGCATCTGGCCGCTGACGCCGGTGCCGGGCGGGGGACGGTTGGAGGGGCCGGCGCCGCCGCCGCTTCCGAGCGCCATAATCGTCTTCGTCTGCTGGGCGGCGAAACGCTCGCGGGCGTAGAGGATGAGGATCGGGAGGACGGCTTGCTCAGTGAGCTTGCCGTGGAGGGTGAGGACGCCGATCAGGATGAAAAACGCGACGTCGACGAGGGAGGCGAGCAGGCGCTGGCCCGGCGTGCTGTCCATTGCTCAATGATGCCGCGCGGTTGACTGGGCGGAGAAGAAAAGTTGCCAGCCCATGTCTCACGCCGCTGAATACGCTTGACACCACCCACGTCAATGGTGCTAATGGCAGGCATGGCGCGAATCAAGGCGGTGCGTGAGTTGGCGATGACGCTGCGCTTTTCCGTTGAGGAGAGGCGGGCGATCAGGGCGGCGGCGGGGAAGGCGGATTTGCCGATGGCGCAGTGGATCAAGCGGGTGCTGGCTGAGGCGGCGGCTGAGTCGGCAAAGGAGTCTGGAAAATGACGGCAGGCGAGGGAAGCGCGCTGACGGACTCGATCGAGCGATTCCGTGCGGCTAAGGCCGATGTGGAGGCGGCCGAAGAGGTGTTGCGCGAAGCGAAGCAGAGGCTCCGTGCTGTCGCCGCCGAAGCCCATGGCGCGCTCAAATCGATCAGCGGCGAGATCGAGGAGCACGCGCCGCGCGAGGACATCGAAACGCCAGCCACGCGTCTGCGCCGGAAGCGCGGAATCGGGGCAAGCAATCAGCAGGCTTTGCTGTCAGCGATGGCAAAGCTTGGTGTTGGCAAGTCAACGCCAACCAAGGATCTGGCCGTCATGGCTGGCATTACATACAACCAAGCATGGGGGGCACTCGGACGAAGGATGTTGGAATTCGGACTCGTGAAAAAAACTGGGCCAGGCGAATGGAGCATCACCCCGAAAGGGATTGCTGAAATTGAAGGGAGCGAGGTATGACCGCCAAGGCGAGCAGGCAGACGCGCACGTCCGTCGACACGATCATCGTCACGCCGGAAATCGTGTCTAAGTGGGAACTGCCCCCATTCCAAAGGCCACTACGAATCAGCGACAAGGTGAAGGCCGTAGCCGAGGTGATCAAAGCGAACGGCGGAGTGATTCCAGGAATGATCACCATCGGAATCCTCAACGGGAAGCAATACATCCTCGATGGGCAGCACCGCAGGGAAGCCTATCTCATCTCCGGCATGCCGGAGGGATACGTGGATGTCCGGTATTCCACGCACGAATCCATGGCGGACATGGGCGAGGAGTACGTGGAACTAAATTCCAGCATCGTCCGCATGCGCCCGGACGATATCCTCCGCGGCCTTGAAGGATCGTACGCTGCATTGCAGTTGCTTCGTAAGCGCGTGCCGTTCGTTGGCTATGACATGATTCGTCGTAGCAAGTCATCTCCCATCTTGGGAATGAGCGTGCTTCTCCGATGTTGGTACGCGTCTATCCCGGATGTGCCTGGTACCGCCGCCCCGTCTGCCGCCACCATCGCGAAAAGCCTGTCGGTTGACGATGCGGCGCTTTGCGCCGAATTCATCACGTTGGCGAAGGACGCGTGGGGCCGGGATCCCGAATACATGCGATTGTGGGGAGGCCTCAACCTCACCCTTTGCATGTGGCTCTACCGCCGCACTGTGCTTGTGCCGGATGACGGAAAACCGATGCCAAAGGACACATTCAAGACTGGCCTTATGGGACTCTCTACCGACGGCAGTTTTCTTGATTGGTTGGTTGGGCGAAACATGAACGACCACCATCGCGGGCCGGCATTCAAGGAGATCAAGCGACTGATCGGGCGCCGGATCGCGGCCACCGGCAAGCGAGTGCGTCTCCCGTCCCCGCAATGGGAGCGCGAGCGATGAGCGATCTGTCCAATCTTCTCGAAACTCTGGAGGCCGCCGCCGCCATTGTGCGCCGGATGATGAATGGCGGCGATGTGGCCAATCGCCAAGTGTCGTCGTCTGGCGTACGCGAGCAGGTATACGAAGTGATCGCCAGACGTAGCCGAGGCGGCGAAGGTACCACCTGCGACGATGTTGAGCGCATCACGGGACTGACGCATCAAACGGCATCCGCGCGAGTCAATGAGCTGGCCGCAGACGGCGAGATCACGCCCAACGGCCAACGAAAGACGCGGAGCGGAAAACCAGCGGCCGCATATTGGCTGCCGGAGTCCATCGCTACGGAACCAGAGGAGGATATCACTGGCCTTTCGCAGCCTATCGACGAGGGGCGTCGGCGTATGGCAGTGACATTGCTTGGCAGTCTCGTTCGTGCGGACAATCCTTCTGTCGGCCGGATGGGCCAATCTATTGCCGATGATACCGGATTGAGGACTCATGCCGTGCTAACGAATCTTCACTATCTAGCGCCACGTTTGCCGTTTCTTCAAGAGACCAAGATCGGCGGGGCCTACAGATACTCGCTTCGAAACATCGCCGCAGCCAAACGATGGATCGAGGAGAATGACGCGCCGGATTTGCCATTCGGCCGGGATAGAGGGGTGGCCCCGATGCCTCTGTATGTCACCGGACGGCGTGTCATTCAGATGTTGGAGGCTGACGGATCCGCATTGGCCTCCGACATCTACAAACGCCTGTCGATCAACGTCACTGGCGCCAGGGCGGTGATGGCTAAACTGCACGGCGCCGGAATCATCCGAGCGGAGCGATCGCCCAGCGGGAAGACGTCCCCTCGCATCGAGATCGCTGATTCAGAAAAGGCACGGGCGTGGATGGTGGAGGCGGATGCGTTCATTGCCAACGCGACTGCGTAGAATGGGGCGATACAAGAAGAGTGCAAACGGTTCGCCGCGAGCGTGATACCCTACCCTGCATGCCCACCGCCCTCTCCATCTCCGCCGTCCGCGACGCCTTGCAGTCGGCTGGCTACACCGAGACGTCTTTCCACCACAAGCCCCCGCCGGTGGTGGTGTTGGATGTCCCGTACGGCAGCACGGAGCGCGGCCGGTTTTTTCCGAGCATCAACGCCATAGCGGTGGCAGACGGCCCGGACAGCGACGTTGCAACGAACCACGAGCTTGCGCACGCCGCCGTCTACGCCAAGCGCTGCGGCGGCACGTGCCAGACGGAGCGCACCCGCTGCTCGTACCGCGGCGCGCACTCGGCGGCCTTCTATCGAGAGTTGGCGCGCATCCACAAGCACAAGGGGATGTCGGTGGCGAGGGCGAGGGAATTCGAGCGGACGTGCGGCTACGCGTATCCGAAGGCGTGGGATAGGAAGGTGGAGTGGTGACGATTCCGAGCAAGTGGCCTGCGGGAGCCATCCTGAATGTCTGGCCAGACGGGCGCGTCGTCGCGGTGATCGGTGACACCGGCCTACGGGGTGACGGTAGCCGATTTGTGCAGGTACGATTCCGCGGTAGTGGCAGAGAGAACGTTTTCCCGGCCGTCCAACTCCTCACCGGCCGCGAATTCGTCATCCGCTGCATCCGCGAGCGCCGCCCGTTGCCGGTGGGCGTGTACGAGATTGATGGGGCGATCGACTTTTCGGGGGATGAGGTGAGGTGACACGCATGGTGACGACGGCGACGCTGGATGGCAACGAGCACTTCCGCGAAATCATCTGCAAAGCCATCAAGGTGCTGCGGATTAGCGACGCTCGGCTCGCGCGCGAATTCGGCGTCAGCCGGGCCGCCGGGCCGCGATTGGACGTTGGAAGAGCGGGCGCAATGCACCGCTGCCACTCATGCGCGCGCACGTCTACGCGTTTCTCGTCAAAGAGATCATCGCCGAGGAGGCACGTGAAGGCCGCTTTTCGGCAGGGGTGGAGGCCGCCTTGCAGGCGATCGGCGTCTTCGATCCGGCCGAGCGCGCTCGTGAGAAGCAGGCATCTCGTGATCGCGATGCCGCCGATCTCGCGTCGGGTCGCAAGAGCGCCGAGCAACTCAACCGCGAGAATGGTGGAGCCTTCGCGTTTCCGCGCGTGCGCATTCACCACAAGAGCGGCGGCAAGATCCGATGAAGTCCTGGCAGCAATCCAACATCACGCGCCGCGACGCCCGCCACACGAAGACGCCGGACGAGCCGGTGAAGGTGTCGGCCGCACGCAAAGACACCAAGCGATGGTGCGGCGGCAAGATGGGGCGCAAGCACAAGCCGAAGTGCATGGACTACGCGAGCACCAAAGGTGACTCGTGGGCGCGCCAGGGCTGGAAGATTCTGGCGTGCACCGTCTGCGGTAAAGAGATCGATCGATGGTGCCCGGTGCCGTGGTACAGCGAAAGGCGAAACAAGCCCGATTGGGTGAAGGCGTAGGAGGCGACATGGCCAACGAACACGTGAAGCGAAGTTTCCACTCCATCGATCACAAGGGCCACATCGTCGAAGGCGGCCCGCTGGATGAGCGGTTGCGCAACCTCGAATGCCTGGCCGAGGGCCGACGCGATCGCATGACGCCTGGCCTCGACACGTACATCGAGGATCGCGTGAAGAGCGAGGTTACGAAGGCGGCAGCGTCGCTGACGCAGGCGTCGCCGTACGCGGTTGCGCGCGTGGGCGTCGGCGGCACCATCGACGCGCGCATCGACAAGGCCATCGCGCGCCTAGACGCCATCGAATCCGCGATGCGGTTGATGTGCACGGCAGTGCATGGAAGCGTGCCAGCGTCCGCTGCCGGATTCGCCGGTGAGTTGGCGCTCCACTTCTCGCAGCCAACGCCGTTGCTGGTGAAGCACGTGCGCCTCGCGGACGATTCGGCCGAGGGATTGCGGATCAGCCGGATTCGATGCGGAGTGAACTTCCTCCCAGGGGACGGCAACATCGACGCCATCGTGACGCCGAACGACGATCTCGTGGTGACGGTGGAGAACACCGGCGCGCAGTACGCCAACGTCTCCGTCCTCTTCTTCTACGAGAAGGCGCCGCAGCCGTGCGAGGCGATGGAGGCGATGGCGAAGGCGTACGCCAAGGGGTACGACTACGGCTATCGGGGGCGATGATGACCTGGCCGCTGATCAAGTACGGATGGCCAACGCCTGACGAATGGGAAGACGACGCGGCGGTGTACCGCTTGGCCGCCGAGCGCCAGGCCGAGGATCATCGCCGCTACCGCGCCATGGCCATGGAACCGGCGCCAGCGTCGCGCGACGATCGCCCCCGCTATCACGTGACTGTCAGGTGGCCCGACGGCAGAGAGTCCGAGTCCGTGCGCGATCCCAGCCGTCCATACGCGGCCACGATCGGCGCGCTCACCGAAGCGCCAACCACCGTCGCGCCGCCGATCATCGCCACCCTCGACAACCCCTCCCCTCCCCGCATCGTCGAGGGCAAGCGCTGCCCCGGCTGCGGCAAGCGAGATACGGTGGAGGTGGTCTACGGCAGCGTGACGCACGTGCACCAGCGATGGGCGCGGGCGGTGTACACGTGCTGCTGTTGCGAGTGGAGCGAAGTGAAGGGCCAGCGCTAGGCCAGCCACCGCGCGACGGCCGCCATCACCGCCATCGCCGCCACCTTCTCTTTCAGATTCGCCGGCCGCCGCGTGATCGATGGCGAGAACACCGCGCGCCGATTGCCCTTGCGCAACGCCTCGATCTTCGCCTCTACGCGCGCGAGGGCGTCTTTCATCACCACGACGTCTTCGAGGCCAAGCGCTTCCGCCGGCGCCGCTTCGATCGCCTCGCGCAGAAGCGTTGCGGACTCTTCTGCGGCCGCTTTGCCACCAGGCAGATCCACGCGCGCGAGGAGGGCGTCGATGGGATCAGCGGAGATGCCGGACGTTCGCGCCTTCGCCTTCTCCTCCTCCAGCAACTCCTCCAAGAGGTTGTTGTTGACGAAGGAGTAGCTCGCGCCGTAGGCCTGGACGACGACGGGGGCCGGAGGGGGCGGCGTTGGTTCCGATACGCCGATCGATGCGGACGCGCCGATGTAAATCTGGGCGTTCACGCCCACGTCCACGGAACCGGCGAGGCCAAGCATCACGGCGGCGGAGAAAGTCAGGATCGCATCGACGGCAGTGTCCGCATGGAGTCCAGTGGTGGCGGCGGCGGCGAACGGAAGCAGCGCGGCCACGGCCGCATCCTCTGCCATCGAAAACGTTGCTGCGGACGAAGACGCCAGTGTGGCCGCAACGGACGCGGACATGGCGAGGCCGAGAGAGGCGCCGGACGAAAGTGGCAGCGCTGGCGCCGCCTGGAGGTCCAGCGATTCGCCCATGGACGCGGCGGCGGAGAATGGAAGTAGCGCGGCCACGGCAGCGTTGGCCAATTCGCCGAAGGCGACGGCCGACGTCATCCCCGGAAGCGTTGCCGCAAGCGTCGCGGCCATCGCCTCGTCGATCGTCACCGCGCTGGCGAATGGAAGGGTTGCCGCGATCGTCGTGTCCTGCGCCAGCCCGAAGGTGGATGCGGCGGCCATCGGCAGCGTAGACGCCACCGTCAGCGCGATCGCTTGGGATGTCGCCTGCGATGGGTCGGATAGGACTGCATCCGCCGTGGACGCGGTGTAGAGGAAAATCGGAGTCAACGTCGGCGCGGCTACGGGCAGAGCGTAGAGCAGGATGTTCGTCGGACTCGCATCGCCTTGGCGAAGCTGGATGTCCGTCACGGCTACACCGGGATCAGCGTGTTGGCCGTCGCGCCAGTGACGTCAGGCGATCCGGCCTTGTACGCCACGAGGTAGTGCTGGGCGCCGGCGTACGTCGTCGTCAGCTCGTAGTAACCGCCCGTGTCCGACGTGACTTGTCCAACGCACACCTGCGTGGCCGTCACGAAACCGCGCACGATGCACGATCCGAGGTTGGCGCCGGTGGAGTCCTTAGTGGTGCCGATGATTTTCTTTACCTGCGCGCCGCCGAGAATGTCCTGCTGATCGTTGCCGTAGCGGCTGACATCGCAGCCGAGTGGCATCGCTGTCCCATCGTTGCCGCCGAAGCGAGAGCGAGGCCACAAGATGCCGTCATCCCAAGGCGACGAGTGCGCGCGCGTGCCAGCGAAGTCCCACTCGTAATCGTGCTGCATCGCGCGGCCATCGGATGCTTGGAGGAGCGAGATGCCAAGGCCCCCGGACGGTTGGCCGGTGAGAGTGCTCACGGGATCGCCACGTCTTTCGCCGGCACAACAACATCCACCATGCGCGGGTCGCGATGATTGCGCACAGCGTCCTTCGCGTTTTCCAGGACAGATAGCGTGTACTCTTTATTGGAGATCGGCCCCTCGATGGACAATGCGCCGTCCTCGCGAATGGTGATGACGTAGCGGGCCTGGATGGCGTCGGTGCCTTTGCGCGAGGCGATTCGTGACATTGCATAGACTCGTTATTCGTCCGCGACTGCGTAGATGTCCAGTTGCGATAAGCAACTCGATCGTCCTGTGGATCATTGCTACGGCGCCCGTCCCGAATCCGCGCGGGAAGGTGAAGATCGCTCCCACCCCGATCGTGGCCGCGCACGAGATGCGGCGGTTGAAGTTGGTAGGCACCGTCGGGCCGGTTCCCCACGCAACGGCGGCCGTTGTTTGCGCGGCGGGCGCGTTGCCGTCACCCTCGTCCACGAACGTCTGAGGCGACGTCGGCGTGACGCCGATCGCGCCAGGGCGCCCGATGCCGTAGACGCCAGCGGTCGCCGCGTTCTGCGAAAAACCAATCTCCATCAGCTTCGGCTTGTTGGTGGAGGTCGAGCGCACCTCCCACGCCGCGGTTGCCGCCGTGCCTGACGTCGTGCGCTGGGAAAGTGCATAGAGGGCCATGAATACCTTTCACATGGAGATGACGAGCGAGGAGCACGAGACTGTGACGCCGGACGAAAACGCGGTGGTTGGCACGGTGGCGTCGCACCCGCTTGTGCCCACGGTGCCGTCCTGCACGCCAGTCGTGTCATCTGACTTCACGAGGCGATACCAGGACGCCGTGCCGGTCAACAGTGCGGCGGCGGACGTGATCGCGTTGGCCGTTTTCGTCCCGCCCGACGCGGCGCCGAAGGCGGTGGACGAGAGCGCGAGCTTCGCCAACTTGTTCTGCGTGGTGACGGCGACATCGGGTGACGCCGGCTGCGTACCATCATAGATCTCCACAAATCCTGAATTCAGGACATTCAGGGCCGCGTCGAGCGCGAGATTCTTGCTGGCTGCGCTGAGGGTGGGGTTGTGGGCCACTGGCGCAAGTCAACCACGCTTGCGCCCTGACGTCCAGCCTCAACCCTTCTCGTCTGGATCCTCGTGCAGTGGAAACGGCGGCACCACGGCGCGCATGGACTGCGACGATCCGCGGCTCCTCGGCGTCTGCGGCAGTGTCGGCGTTTCGCTGCTCGGCAGCGGCGATGCCCGGATGCCGTCCTCGATGCTCGCGCGGATGGCGAGGATGTTGTCCTCGGGCATGCGCAGTTCTTCGCGGAATCTGCGAATCAGGCGTTCGACGTCGGACGAAAGGAGGTCGAGGCTCACCGCGTGATTCTATCACCCATCGGCCTCATCGTCCTCGCCATCCTCTTCCTTCGCCATCCGCCTCGCCACCAGTTCCTCCATCCTCTTGGCGAACGAGCCGGCCGGCTTCTTCGTTTTACGCTCCCCCGCTTCTATGTGCGGCTGCGCGGAATTTCCCTCGGCGTTTTTTCGGGCGTTGCGCTTTTCTTCTTCGATTCGCTCTCGCGCCCTCTTGTCCGCCTCGCGCCGCAGCCGCGTGGCCTCGCGCACGGACTCAATGCGCGCCGCAGCCGCTTCAATCTCCGCCTCCGTCCGATCGAGGCGTTGCACGGCGTGATCGGCGTTGGCGATCGCCTTGCGCTGCTCCAACTCTTGCCGCAGTAGCGCCTCGTGCGCTCGCGCCTCTTCCGCCGCGCGCACGTGCGCCCACCGCGCGCCGGCCTCGCGCCAGGCATCGGCGCTGGACAGGGCGCGCGCGACGAAGGGGGACACGATCGCCTCGCTGCCGCCGGCCGCCTTCCATTCGCCGTACTTCTCCACGGCTTCCTCGTGGGGCATGACGGCGAGTTTCGTGGCCAGCCAGGCGAACGAAGAAGGCACCAACGGCGCGCCGGACGCGGCTTCGCGCAGCATGGCGGCGTCCTCGCGCTGCCGGACGTCCGCCTTGATTGCCTCGATCTCCGCGATGGCGGCCCTATACTCGCGCAACGCCTTGGCGATCGCGTTCGGTGGCACACCGCGAATCATCAATGATTCCACCGACTCGCCTCGTGTGATGGACTGGGCAACGTCGATCGAATGTGCCAATGCTTGCGCTGCGTTCTTGGCACTCACCATCGCGCGTGTGGCGGCCTCGGTGATCTTGTATACGTGCACGCCATCCGGACGCTGCCTGAATGCGATTTTACCCTTCATTCCGTGGCGTTTGACTGTGGCTACAGACACGCCGAGGGCTTCCGCGGCGGCCTTCGGTGGTAGCCATTGAGCGGGTGTCTGATCGCCTAGATCCAACGCGTGCGTTGTGATGGTGGCACCCGCGGCCCCCTTCGGTTGGCACTCGGGCTTGTCCGAGTCGTGGATCATCAAGCGGTCACCCTATCATAAAGGCCTTGACGCGTGTGCCACGACCGTGGAAGTATCCACCGCAACCGTGGCACATCGATGTGCCAACATAGGAGCCCCGATGCCCGATCCCGCCGTCGCCCCCGTGGTCGAAACGCCCGCCCCTGCCCCGGCCAACGGCAAGGCGCCGGCGCCGGCCAAGCCCTCCCTCGCGGACGTGCTCCGTGGGCTCAGTCCGGCCGATGTCGAGGAAGCGAAGAAGGTTTTCGCCGATCTCGTCGGCGGCGCGGTTCCGAAAGCGGAAGCCAAGCCCGAGGAAAAGAAACCCGAGGCGGATCCGCACCCGATGCCCGACGGCCTCGTGGCACTGCCCACGAAATCCTTCCAGTGGACGCCCGATTGCTGGCGCGGCGACACGTACGCGATCAACGGCGAGACGCACTACCGCCCGATCCTCCACGGCGTCTACCTCGCCGCCGACACTCGCCCCGCCGTCCCCGCGCTCATCTTTGCGTTGTGGGAGCCGCTGCGGGTGATGGATCGGCGCGGCAAGATCGTTGAAGCGGCGCCCGATGGAAGCGTGGTGCTCGTGGACGCAACGCCCTCGCTCCTCACATTGCTGGACACGGACGTCAGCCAGGGATGCCCTCACGTCGCCGTCCGCCCGACTCGATCCACCGTCTCCACGAGCGGCGCCGAGGTGTGGTTTTTCGACGTGCAAGTGGAGCCCGATCGCCGCAATCCGCAGTTGCCGAAGCTCTACACGCGGGAAAGCGCCCTCGGAAAGCGAGGGGTGAAGCGATGACGGACGCACCGAAGCAGCGCCGCGGATTCGCCGTCATGTCGCCGGAGAAGCAGGCGGAGATCGCGAGCAAGGGCGGCAAGGCGGCGCACGCGAAGGGCACCGCGCACGAGTTCTCATCCGAGGAGGCGCGCGAGGCCGGACGCAAAGGCGGGATGGCGGCGCGGGCGAAACGGGGAGCGGCGTCGTGATCCCTCACGGCCTCTACCTTCTCACCTTCATCGCCGCTGCCGTCGTCGCGGCTCTCGTCAGCACCGCCCGATTCCTCAGACGCGGCGCGGTGGTGCCGTGGGCAAGCGTGCAACTCCCAAGCAAGCCATTCGAGGGACGGCCGATTCCGTTGGGCGCTGGGCCGTGCAAGATCCCAGGGAGATCGGGGCCAGACGTCCAGTCGCTAGAGCGTCGAGATGGATGCAACGCCATCACCCTGCTCCCAGTTGAGGCCTTCGTCCTGACTGAGATCGGCTTGTACTGTGACAAGCCCAATCGCCTGCACGTCACCAGCGTGAAGATCGGGCGAATGGAGTTGATCGAGAGCGGCGCCATCGTGGCGGACGCTTTCGGCAAAGGCGGGCCTTCCACGAAGATCGCCGCCGGTGCCACCATCTATCCCACCACTGGCATCCGCTTCACCTTCACGAATCCAGACGTCGATCCGGTTGACGTGTCGCCCATGGTCATGGGCAAGCCAGTGGCATGCCCAATCAGTTCGCCCGGCCTCACCATCGCCGATGACATCGTTGCGATGGCGGGCACGGCTTTGGTGGCTGCGTACGCGCTTCACTCGCCGGGGCACATCCTCTTTGCCGCCGCCGGCCTCACCGCTGGCCTCGCCCTCGTGCGCGCCGTGGACTTCGCGCGGAAGGCCGTGAATTACAGCCGTTCGCTGGTGGCCAACTGGCGAGCGAGGAAGAAGAAGGCATGACCCGCAAAGACACCTCCAACGGCCGACTCTCCATCGACGAATCGCTGGAGGACTGGATCATCTTCTACGAGGGCGACGTCGCGAAGATCGGCCGCCTCGTGGGCACGAGCGAGGACGAGTTGCGCGACGAGATGGAGGACGGCACGCCCAGCGTCACCCTCGCGCCCGTCTTCGTCTTCTCGCGCACCGTCCTGCCGATGCGCACGCCGCAAGGGCAAGTGCTCACGCCCATCCCATCCGCCGATCGCTTGGAGTCCGCGTTCGATCTGGGCGACGGCGATTCGGAGGTGTACGTACTCCTTTCCGATTTCGAGTTTGCCTCCACGCGCACGCTCGCCTCGCGCCGTCACATCGCCGCGCGCTTGAATGAGGCGCAGCGGATTCACGCTGGCCAGATCGTTGTGCCGGCTGTGGAGGTGCGGTGATGGACGACGTCACCGCGGAGTACATCGCCAAGGTGCAAGAGGCGTTGCGAGGCAAGGGCGCGCCCGAGGAGATGATCGCGGCGCTGCCTGATCACATTCCCTTCCGCCTTCTTCGCGAGTCTGAGTCATCGGCACTCGATGGCATGTACGTTGTGGCGCGCGATGACGGCAGCGAGATCATCCGCCTCTCGTGGGCCACGTCGCCCGAGGAAGTGCCGGCGCTCGTTCAAGTGTTCATGCTCGTGATGAAAGCCTTCGCCCCCTCGCCCTCGCCGTGAAGTGCGCGTGTGGCTGCGGCGCCGACGTGCCCCCGCGGCGTAAGTTTTTCGCGACGAAGAAGTGCGGCGATCGTATGCGTCAGCGGCGGCGATGGGCAAGGCATCACCCAAGTAGCGCCATCACGCGAAGCACAATTTGCCTCGTGTGCAAACACATCGTCATCCGCCACGGCCGAAGCAAAGCGAGATATCACGAGTGGTGCGCGCCGACTGCAAAGCGGGTGAGGGAAGCCATCAATTCGCTGCGACGTGAGTCCGGCCAGCGTGAGGGTGATTGACGGCAAGGCAAACGTAGCGATTCCGAGGACTAAGCGCGAGACTCCACGTTGCGCAACACGCAACCGAGGAGATCGATCCGCATGTACTCGCTCGCCAGCCTCAACGCCGCTCGCCGCCATCGTCGTCATCACCGCCATCATCACCGCCACAACCGGGCGGAGGCGATGAGTGGATCGAAGCGCGATCAGTTGGCGTACTTCGCCGGTCAGAAGGGCGTTGGAGGCGCGGTCTCTGGCCTCCTCGGCTACATGGACTCGTACAACGGCGAGCCCACCTTCTTCGCGACGGCGGGTGATCCCACGAGCGGCGTCGGCCTCAAGGCGATGGTCGCGATCGCGGGCAACCTCGCGCAGGCCTTCCAAATCTGGACAGGCCGCTTCATGGGCAAGTCCATGGGCGCGCTCGGCAACGTGATCGACGGCGCGATCGCCGGTACCGCGGACGCGGGCTGGTTCTCGTGGACGTACGTGCAGGGCAACACCTACGGCGCCGCGAAGAAGGCGTCAGAGTCGCCGCCGCACAAGACGAGCGGTGTCGGCTTCAACTACGACGGCGCCCCCGAGCCTCGCGCGATGGGCGTCGGCACTCCTCGCGATCACGTCTCGCGCGCTGCGGCTGCGGTGCAGTCGAGCGGACTCGCCGGTTACATCTAGCCGGCCACACGGTTTCGCAAACGATTCGCAGAAAGAAGCAACAGGAGAATCCACGCCATGATGTCCTTTGGTCGCCGCAATCCCGCTACCGTCGCCGGTACCCCCTACGCTCGCACGGGCAACGTTGCCGTCCGCGGCGCCTTCGCTCCTCGCTCCGGCGCGGTTGTGGGCTACACGCCCCGTCCGCGTGGCGCGGGAGTCGGCGCGTGCGGCGATGGCAGCACGAATCCGCCCGGCGGCACGCAGGCGTGGTGCTACAACACGCAGGGCAGCCGCCCGATCCCCCTCGGCGCTGGCCCCGTCGCGATCCCGGCGTTCGCCGCGGGTGCGAGCGGTACCAACAACGTGACGTTGCTTCCGGTCGAAGCGTTCGTCATCGAAGACATCGAGGTGACGGACCCGACGGGCCTGCTCTTCGTGTCGAGCGTCCAGATCGGCCGCATGCAGTTGCTCGAAGGCGGCACGATCTCGACCGACTACTTCCAGTCGGCGTCGACGAAGTGCAAGTTGGCGCAGGGCGCGACGATCTACCCGACCACGGGCATCGTCTTCACCTTCACCAACCCGACCAACGCGATCGTCAACGTCTCCGTGGTCGTCACCGGAACGCCGGTGCCGTGCCCGCAGGGCGGCTTGAAGTGATTGCCCCCACGGCAAAGGAATAACTGAGCCATGGGAACCAGCGCAAGCAACCGATTCACGGGTCAGCCGGATGCGTTCTGCACCGGCACCACGTCGGCCGGAAACCCCTTGGTGGTCACGGCCACGAAGGATGCCCTCTTCACGAGGACGGCGGACGGCATCTACGTCGTCACCACAACGCAGAATTTCGATGCCGCGCACTGCAAAGTGGACGTGGACGTGGATGCGGCCAACCCCACCGTTCAGGTGGTGCACACCTCGGCGACGGTGAAGACGATCAACGTATTCACTGGCAGCACCGGCGTCGCGCTCGCGCCTACCCGCATCGCCGTCACGATCAAGAAGTTGCTCTCGCCGTAACCTCTCTCGCCCTGAGGGAGGCGCGCCGTGGCGTACGAGCCTACTTTCGCGATCGACTGTATCGGAAGGGATCCTGGCGCCATGGGCAAAGTGGCGCTTGGAAGGCTCGCGGCCGCTCTCGTGGACATCAACGCGGAGTACATCCGGACCTACCCCGGAAGCTTCGCGAGTGTCTATGAGAGCGGCTTCGTCATTGGCGAACCGCTTGGCCGTGGCGGCCTGTGCGGCGATCGCCGCTGGCAAGACGTCGCCGTGATGAGGGATTCCGGCATCGTCAAGCCGGACGATCTCGTGATGGCGCGCGTCGCCGAGTTGAACGAGGTGGAGAAAATCGCCGCCAAGGTGCGGGTGTACTCGAACGATGACGGCCTATACGAGTTGCTGGTGGAGTGGCCTGCAACGCTTCCCGTCGGTGCCGTATACCCCGAGAGCGTCTACCCGCACCCGATCGACGGCGCCCTCGTCGAGTCCCCGTCGGAAGCGATGGGCTCGCGCGAAAAGGCGTCTTTCGTCGCGCCCAAGCGCCCGTATCGGCTGACGATCGCCGTCGACTGCATCGGCGAGGATCATCCCGAGGCCGTGCGGATGGCCGTGGATCACTGCATGGGATACCTGCTGCACGCGCTGACGGACATCGACGAGATGTACCTCCGCGCCTTCCCGGACAAATTCCAGCTGCTGTACCAGTCGTGTGTTGTCTATGATCGCATGAATCCGCCCGCTGGCAGCGCGTGCGGCGACGACGACTGGCAAGACATCGTTGTCACCTACGAGAGTTGCAAAGGCGACTGCGAAGACGTGGCGTGCATTCGCGCCGCGGAGGTCAATGTCCACTACAGCATCCCCGTTGTGCCCATGGTGATGCTGCAACAGAATCTTCAACCTGGCGCGCGCACTCGTCACCTCTACCACGTGATGGACAAGTGGCCCGATGGCCTTGGCAACTACCCACCAAGCGTCTTCGCAGATCAGACGGATCAGGGTATGATGATGATGGAGTGCCCCTCAACGGTGTTGGGCATGACCGGAGATGAAGAGGCCGCGCAATGACGCTCTGCCCGCTTGCAATCGGAATCGGCGCTGTACTCGGAGGCGTCGCCACGGCGTGGTGGTTCATGTCCGACAAGGGCAAGGGCTCGACGACGGCGCCGCTCGGCACCCCGTCCAAGCTCGCCGGCCATCTCGTCCCCGCGATCGCCGGCACCTCGCCCGCGCCGCCGCTCCTTGCCCCTACCGCCGGCCTCGCGTCGATGGACGGCTTCTCGTGGGACTATCAGGTTGGCCCCGGCGATTCCGTGGGAGGCATCACGGAGGCAATCGTTGGCGACGACGGCCGATACCAGGAATTGCTCCTCGCAAACCCCGCTCTTCTGACGGTGGGCGAGCCTGGCGTATACCTCGGCGAAAGCGCGTGGGATGCGGCGCCCGGCGCGCTCGACGGGCAGACGCTCGCGATCCCGCTTCCGTGGGGCCGCTACATCGATCAATTGGGCAACCCCCGCGGCGGCCGCGAGCCCTTCATCCAGGACGCGCGAGCGCCGATGACGCTGCCCGCTCTTCCGCCCGCGCCGCCGGCCGCGTCCACGTCAGGATTCGGCCCCGCGCCGTACGGTGAAATGGTTTCGATGGAGGCCGCAGCATGAAACCGCTTGAATGGCTCGCGCTCGCGGCACTCGGCGTCGTCGGCTACTTCTTCTGGAGGAGCCGGCAGACGCAGACGACGAGTCCAGCGTGCCCCGCGCAGACGCAACTGGACGGCTGGCTTTCGGACATCGCCACAGGCAAGATGACGACGGACGACGCCAACAAGTTGGCGCAGTCCTACGCCGGCGCGACGCCCCCGTGCACCGACGCCGTCTCTGCCATCAACGCGGCGATCGCGGCGAAGGGCGGGATCGTCAAGGCATCCTCGCTGGCGCCAATTCACAGCGCCGCGCCGCTGGGTAAGGCCCCGCCGCCGCCAGGTGGTGTGCTGTACACGCCGCCTGGCACCCTTGTGCCGCACAGCCTGACGGATGCAGAGGCCGCCGAATTCTTCGGCGACTTCGCGGACACGGCAGGATTCCCCGGGCTGCTGACGGACTTCCTCGCGGCGAATCCAAAGCTTGCCGTGTACGCGCCGCCGGGCGGATGGCCGCCCAACACCTCGTTTCGCTACACCTACAGCGATTCCGGCACCACGGCCTACCCGGCCGGGCATGCCACGACGTTCGTTCCAACCGGCCGATTCGGCCCCGGCGACGTCCCCACGTACACGAGCACCAACCCGGCGATCACAGGCGAATGGACCTTTGCCGCGTGGGACCAGTACACCAACGACGCGCCCGGCGGTGGATACCAGCCGGCCCGAGACGCATCCGGCAAGCCCATCGCCCCGGACCCCACGCCGGCAACGTCAAGCAGCGGGCAGCGCCTCAACAACTTGGGCGTGTGGATTTGGGAGCCTGGCACCCAGGTGATGATCAAAAACAACTCGCCCGCCGCCGCATCCACCGCCGGGGTGGGCTTTGCGCCCCCGCCTCTTCTACTCGCCGCGGAGCCCTGGCAATGACGCGCGCCCTCATCCCCATCCCCGGCAAGGGCACCGCCCTCGCCGAAGTCGACGTCTACCAGGACGGCGAAGGCGGCGTTGTCGTCCGTGGCCGCGTCGCACACTCGCGCCAGGTGCCGCACGGGCAGGTGACGACGCTCGGCCAATTCGAGACGCGCTTTACCACCATGGAAGCGTACAACTGGACGAAGGCGCGTGCGTTTGAACGCAACCCGGCGCTGTACTCACGCGTCGTTGGCATCCTCGGTGTGGATGACGACGCGAGCCGAGCGCCCATGCTCCCGCGACTTCCTCCGCGCCGTCCGCTTCACGAGGTGGACGACGAAGGCGCGATCGTGGCCGAAGTGAAGGATGCCGAATCGCGAAACGCAGTAGCAGGCGCTCCACTTCTGCTCGCGGCGAATGATGACGATGGGAGGCGCTAAGTGCCGTCTCCCGCCGCACGACTGAACCACCTCGGCGGAGGTGCGCAGAGCAATCTCGGCCCGAAGGCTGAGAGGCAGTTCATTGCGCGCGTGTGTCAGTCGCGCTGCCGTGACGAGTCGTACGGCCTCGTGTGCAGCGTCAACGTCAAGCTCAGTGGCAGCGTTGCGGACGTGGCCGCAAACGACATCTCATCGGCCTTCCTCGAAGTGGACTTTGGTGGCGGCGACTCCGACGAGTCGGCGTTCGCCATGGACTTGATCAACGGAACCTCGTTCCCCGCCATCGGCGGGTGCAACGTCTTCCTCAACTATCCGAAGACGGATGCGACGCAGCCCAACATTGACGTCAGCGTGTCCGTTGGGAAGTATGAGGTTGGCGCGCAAGCCGCACTCGGCTGCCGACGCACGATCAAGGCGCGCACCGTCAACGGGACGAGCGCGATCCTGCCCATCCCCAAGTTCGCCGTCCAAGCCGTCTACGCCAACACAGCAATCGGCGTCGCTGCGGCGCAATTCGATCAACTCCGCGCGCCTGTCGTCGGCGCCGCCATCCTTTCCACACTCAACCTCGGAAAGACGCAGGCCACTAGCGTCCCGATTATCAACGGCGCGCGCGGATTCCAACTCACCGTTGCCAACTCCACCGGCGATGCCGTCATCTTCAACCTGAGCCCCGCCTAATGCCCCCCGCGATCTCCCGAGTCAACCACCGCGGCGGTGCTGCCCAGTCGAACCTTGGGCCGAAGGCGGAGCGTCAATTCATCGGCCGCGTCTGCACGTCCAACAGCGACACCGGGGCGGCCAACTACGAGTCCATTGGCCTCGTCTGCTCCGTCAACGTCAAGCCCAGCACGGGCCTCACTGGCTTCGTGGACGCGGCCAACGTGGACATCTCGGACGCCTTCCTCACGATCGAATTCGGCGGCGGTGACAGCGATCTGTCCGTCTTCGACATGGACTTGGTCGACGGGGTGAGTTTCCCTGCGATCGGCCAGATCAACGTCTTTCTCAACTACCCCATCCTCGTCCAGAATCCGCAGTCGCCGGTGGTCCAACCGCCGCTCGACATCTCGATCAGCGTGGGCAAGGGCTGCGTCGGTGCACAGGCGGCCCTCGGGTGCAGGCGGACGATCAAAGTGGGCGGACTCGGAAACAACGCCGCGAGCAACGTGCTGCCGATCCCCAAATTCGCCGTGCAGGCGATCTATGCGAACACGACGATCGGCGTCGCCACCGCGCAATTCGATCAAACCATCTCGACCGCAAACGGCTCCGCCGTCATCTCGACCATTTTGCTTGGGAAGACGCAGGCGTCGTGTGTCCCGATCATCAACGGGGCGCGCGGTTTCATCGTGACGTCCACGCAGGGCGCCACGACAGGAAATGCTATCATCTTCGAGTTGTCCCCCGCATAAAGGAGATTCACGTCATGGCCTTGTCTACTGGTGCAAAGATCGCGATCGGCGGAGCCGCGGCGCTCGCCGCGTACTTCCTGCTCGCCGGCACCTCCAAGGCCGCAACGGTGGATCCTCACGTTGCCGGCCAGTCAGCCGGCTGTGCGGACGGCAAGCGAGACGCACTCGCCGGCCAGGATCCCCTCGGCGCCGCCGACGTCACGGGATCGGCGACGATCACCGCGCAGGCCAACGCCAGCGGCGATCCCGTCGCGTACCTCGATGGGTACATGAGTGGCTACAACCAGTGCTACTCGGCCAACAAGCCAGCGGCGCCCGTTGGCCCGTCCAAGGGGCCGGCCGCGAAGAAGCCGACGGGGCCGAGTGCCCCGCCTGGTGCAGACAAGCCCGGCGCGATGGACGCGTATGGCAAGGGCTGCTTTCAGGGCGCGAAAGACGGCTACAACGACGGCCTCGGCGGCAACAGCAGTCGACCGCATCCGTCGGACTACGCCAGTGGCAACCCCACGGCATTCGCCGCCGGCTATCGTCGCGCGTACTCCACGGCGTACAGCAACGGGAACTTCGGCTATCAGGCCGCGATCGATGCCGGCTTCCCGCCGGATGAGGCCGCGTCCACCGCGCTCGGCGCTGCCGATCCGACGTACCCGGACACCGTGGCCTCGGGCTGCGATGGGTACTTCGACGGCTGGTGGAGCGCGACGACGGGCACCGGCGGCATCGAGGGCTTCTTCCAGAAGATTGAGGTGGGCGGGATCGCTCTCGTGGGCATGCGTCGTCCTCGCATGGTGGTGCAGCGACTGGCGCCGCAACCGCTTGGATCCACCGCATGCCGTAAGGGTGCCGCGGATGGATGGCGGTACGGGTGGGATCACGGCGACGCCAGCAGTATGGCCGGCACCGTTGGGAGCGATGACTACGCGCGCGCATTCAGGCTCGCGTCCAAGGAAGCCGCCAGCGTCGTTGCGAGCAACCCAATGCTTCCTGGCACCCCCCCGCCCATTCCGATGGACGTCCTGAATCGAGTGCTTGCTCAGTGCAGCACGCTCGGCACCGTCGCCCCTCATCCGCTCGGCTGGCCTGCGCCCCCGCCGGGATCGTCCCGCATCTACCGGAGCTATTGATCATGTCGACCAAGATCCTTTCGTTTCGTCCCCGCGCTGCCCTTCTGCCCGTGCCGCAGCCGAAGCCGCTTGTTCGCGTTGGGGCAACCGCTCCGGCGCCCGGCCCTTCGATGACGGATCAGGCCCTCACCACGATCGGTGGCCCCAACTACTCCACGGAGGTGACGCTTGGCACCGCGGCCGGCGCCGTTGCCGGCTTCTTCGGCGGCGGCTGGCTGTGGAGCCTCCTCGGCGGCATCGGCGCGAACCTCGGCGGCCGGTACTTCGCGCAATCGCAGTGCGCGAAGAACGGCGGCGCGAAGTGCGCAACCCAGCCCGCGCAGGGTGGCTCGGCGCCGGCCGGAAGCGGCGGATCGATCGCCAAGGCGGCGGACGGATCCATGTCCATCTCTGTCGATCCGATGGTGGACGCCGTATTCTCGGACAACACCACGGCGCCCGTCCCAGCCGGCGCTGTCCTCGCTGGCCGCACGGCGCATCTGCTGACGCCGTCGGGCTTCGGCCTCGATGCACTCGTCGTCGGCTATGACAACTCCTCGGATGGCGTTGCGCTGCAACTCGCGAAGCTGCCCGACGGCACGCCGACGCCCCTGATCGCCCTCCTCGGTGGTGGCGGCCCGTCCACCTTCGCCATCCACCGCAGCAAACTGCAATCGGTTGCGTGATGGGCTTCGTCACCGTTCGGCCGCGCCTATGTCTCACGCAGTCACCGCCGCCGGTGGTGAGGGTGGGAGACATGAGCTACGACAACACCAAGTCGCAGGTGCCGGCCGCGGGAGACTCCTCGTGGTGGATGCCGCTGGCTGCCGTAGGCCTGATCGGCGTCATCGTCCTCTTCGTCGTCTACGGCCACAAGTCAGGATGGACGTGATGCAATTCCTATCCACGAGGCCTCGCCTGGCGATTGCGGCGCCGACGCCGCGCGCAACCGTTCGCGTCGGCGCAATGGATCCGGTGCTGGCGGTAGAAACCTTCTACAGCGATCAGTGGTCGCGGCGTACCGTCGGCAGCTACGCACTGATCGGCGGCATCCTCGGCGGTGGAGCCATCGCTGGATACCTCCTCGGGGGTAGCGTGGGGTGGGCGATCGGTGGTGCCGCGATCACTGGCGTGGCCGTGCCGGCCGCGATTGTGTATCTCGGATCCGCGAAATGAGACGCGATGCTTTCCATCCGCCCCCGCGCAACCGTCACCGTCAAGCGCCGCGTGTCCGTCGGCGCGGCGGGGTGCAACTGCGGCAGCAGTAGCGCCGTCAACGTCATGCGCGCGCTCGGCATGACGACGGCGGCGAGGATGCACGGGAAGACGGCCAAGGCGTCGGAGTGGACGGCGGACGATTGGCGGAAGCACATTGCCGAGGAAAGGACGATCCTTTTCCCGGCGCTGCTCGCCGTGGGTGCGCCAGCGGACGTCATCGCGTCCCTAGACATCGATCACTCGCTGTACCTCGCCCTCCTCGACGCGGGCCACCCGCTGCCCACGGGCGCGATGGCGCACTCGGTCGACCGGCATGGGAAGATCGAGGACGAGTTGGTGGAGAAGTACGCCAAGGCGCTGCTTGCGCGCGCGGGCAAGACGTCCGTGTCGGGCGCCGATCACGCCCTAGTGGTCGTTGCGCCGGAATCGGCATTTTCCGACAGCGCAATCACCAACTACATCGGTTCGCTACAGGATGTTATCGACGCCTCGATCACGACGGACGAGGACGACGCGAAGGCGAAGACGGCGGACGCGCGGAAGAAGTACACCGGATGGGCTAGTTCGGTGGCCGGCTTCGCAGGTGGCCCGGCCGCCGCCAAGGTTGCCGGGGACTGGGCAGGGACTGTCTTCGACGCTGGCCGGTGGATCGCCTCTACATTCGGGCCTGACGATCTGAAAGACGCCAACACCGACGATCAGAAATCTCGGATGCGCGATCGCGTAACCGTCATGCTGAAAAAGGGCCTGCCGCCGCACGGCTTCGATGCCGGCGAGGAGATGGGGGCCAGGGACGTGGCAGACGTCATTGATGACGATCTGTCCATCGTTGCCGCCGTCTCGCCTCATGGCGAGGGCGACGCCATCGCGGCAGCAATCACCAACGCGTTGAAGGGCCAGGGTGATGCGTCCGCCGCAGTGGCCAAACTGTTCGCCGCGCTGGCCATCGTGCGCACCGACACGCGGCGCACGATGTGGGGCGGCGCCACCGCGACGTACCTTATCGATCAGGCCGGCAAGATGAGGCCCGGCACGGACGATTGGCAAGTCACCCACCCCGAGGTGGAGATTGTGGCGGCCGCGTTTGCGGCCAACCGGCACATCCCATTGGCCACAGCGATCAGCGCCGCCTATGACGCGCTGAATACGTACGCGTCCCGGCGGAATCTGACCAACCGAAACGATTTTCTTGGGCCCGCCTACCACCCGCGCGATCCGCAAGTGACGGACGACATTGCGCGGTGGTACAACAAGTACGGCCGCGCGGACGCAATCATCGACGTGTGGGACACGCTGTCCATGCGATTCCCCGCCAAAGCATCGGCGGCGGCAACCTCCGCGGCCGGATACCTCGCTGCCCTCGCCCTCGCCGGGTACCTCGCATGGAGGCTCGCATGAGCAAAGCCTACAAGTGCGACGGCTGCGAAGGCTTTTTCGACGGCGAGCCCACCGGCGGCGTTGTCACGCGCGATGGCGTCAAGGAGTGCTGCTCGCCGGAATGTTTCCTGACGCTCCAGAAACGCATTGACGTTTGCACGCTTGGGGAGTTGGATGAGCTTCGCCGCCGCGACACTCTTCCGGCGCCGCCTGACTCGGACAAGAAAGCGAACTAGACACATGAAAAGCGCCATCAAACTTTGCGTCATCCTTCCGTTTTTCGCCATCGGTTGCCAGTCGTGGGCGCAGAGCCATCCCCAAGAGGTGACGGACGCGAAGGATCTCACCGTGTGCATCTTCGAGGGCGCGATCAGCGGGCTTTCCCCCGAGGTGATCGCCGTGAAGTGCGGCGGTCTTGCGGTGGAAGACGTGCTGACGATCCTCAGCGAGGGCGACAAGTTCGCGCAGTACAAGGCGGCGCGAGAGAAGTCGGCCGTGGACAAGGCGGCGCCGTAGCCATGCGCTTCTACGTCGCCAGCGCCTCCACCCTCATCATCGATCCGGCCGCGTTGCCGATGATCGTGCAGGCGGTGGACCGGCAACTGATCGACGATGCTGGACCCGCGTGGGGCCATTACGGCAACGTCTTCTTCGTCGAGTCCGTGAGTGACATTCCGAAGGACGCCGTGCCGATTGTCGTTTACGACGACGCCGATCAAGCCGGCGCGCTAGGCTGGCACACGGAGGAGTTGGGCGTCTTCTTCGGACGTATTTTCGTCCGCCCCGTGCTGGACAACGGCGGCGATCTCTACTCCAACCCGGCGCTCTCGCTCTCGTCCGTCATCTCGCACGAGGTGTTGGAGACGCTGATCGATCCCACAGTGAGCGATTGGAGCCAGCGGGCGGATGGGACGTTGGTGGCGAGTGAGGTGTGCCTTACTGGTGACACGGAAATCCCTCTACTGGACGGCACCGCGAGAACGATCGAGAGTCTCAGCGGCGAGCAATCATTTTGGGTATACAGCTGCACGCCTGACGGGCGAATAGTCCCGGGCAAGGGCCACTCGGCACGAAAAACCAGGGAGAACGCCGAGATCGTTGAGGTTGAGTTGGATAACGGCGCCACCGTAAAGTGTACCGCGGACCATCCGTTCATGCTGCGCGATGGAAGTTACGCGCTGGCCGGGAGTCTTGGACCTGGCACATCTCTGATGCCGCTGTACCGGCGCAAGCAGAAGATAACCGGCGGCAACGACTATGAGCAGGTACTCGTCCCGTCGACGGAGACGTGGGAGTTTACCCACCGCATCACCTCGGATGAATGCCCGCGCGGCTACGTCAGGCATCACGTTGACTTCAACCGATTCAACAATGAGCCTACGAATCTCCGAGTGATGCGTGCCAACGAACACATCGCACTGCACGGAAACTACGCCAAGCATCTCTGGGAGCTTGGAAAGCATGGCTGGTTGAAACCGGCTAGCCCGGAAAAGAAGGCGCGCGACGCGGCGAGATTTGCAGCGTACAACAAGACTCAGAAGCACAGAGACGAGGTACGCGAGGTGGGCAGGAAGGCCATGCGCGCGCTGTGGGAGAAGCCTGGGTTCAGGGAGCACCACTCCGCGCGCGGCCGACGAATCATGGACGCGTACAATGCTTCGGAGGCGCAGGCGGCGGCGCACGCTAGATTCCTGGCGGATCCGGAACGACGGGCGGCGTGGAGAGCCAACATCGCGCGGTCGCAGAATGCACCGCATCTGAAAAAACTGCACTCGGAAACAGGGAAGCGGGTGCAGGGACAGCGCAGTCCAGAGTACAAGAGCCGACTGAGTCAGTTTGCAATGCATACCAGGTGGCATGAGCGTGGTAACCGAACGTCGGATAAATGCGAATTCTGCAAGATCGCGGCGTCTCCGCTAACGAATCACAAGGTTGTGGCGGTTCGCAAAGCTGGCAGATCCGACGTATGGGACATCACGGTTGACGTGCACAACAACTTCGCCGTAAGCGCCGGCGTTTTCGTCCACAACTGCGATCCAGTCGAAAGCGACGCATACCCCATCGCCGTCCTCGACAAGCCAGTGATGGTGTCCAACTTCGTCCTCCCCGCGTGGTTCGACGCGCAGGCATCGCAAGGGCCGTTCGACAAGATGGGCAAGCTCACCGCGCCTTTCACGATGACGCCCGGTGGCTACCTCGTGACGATGGTGGCCGGCCCTTCGTCCGAAGAAGGCGCGCGGCAGGTGGGCAGGCAACAGGCGCGCGCGGCGGCAGGACGCAGCGGCAAGCGGCGCAGCAGTGGCCGCATGACGTGGACGTGACGCATGGAGAGTTGGTGGGGCTACATCGGCGGCGCGGCGTTGACGCTCGCCATCTTCGCGTGGTGGCGAAAGGGCCATGCCTCGCCTGCGTCCGGCCCCGCGCTTGACACGAGCGGCGGAAAGGCGCCGCCATGGTGGACGCCCGCGGACTACAAGGCGCTCGCCGCGACGTCCGCGCGCCTAGGCATCAACCCGGCCAACCTTCTCGCCATCATGCGCAGCGAGTCCGGGCTCAACCCGTCGGCGATGTATCCAGGCGGCATCGCGCGCGGCCTCACACAAATCACTGAAGCCGGGCGCGCGTCCGCTGGCCTATCTGAGTCCGACTTCGAGGACTTCCAGAATTGGTCAATCCAAGAGCAGTTGCCGCGCATCGAGAAGTACATGCGGGAGGAGTTCGCTGGCTCGCCTCCGCAGACGGCTGGCGGCTTATACGCGTACAACTTCCTCCCTGCCTACGCGCGCGAAAAGGGCACGGCGCCGGATACGGTGCTCGCGAGCGTGGAGGACTTCCCCGCTGATTCCGCGCTGGACTATGACGACGACGGCCAGTACGAAGTACGCGATCTTTCCAACCGCCTCGCCCGCTACGGTGCGCGGAAGGATGACGGCTCGCCTGTAGACACGCTCTACTTGGGCGCCTTGCAGGGCCTTCGCGACGCCACCGGGGATCAGTCCATCTCGCCGGTGTGGTAAGAAAGGCGCATGGAAACCATGTTCGCCATCCTTCTCCGCCTCGCTTCCATGGCCCCCGCCCACATCGCGCCGCAGACGGTGCCCGGCCTCATGTCCGATCTCGTCACCGCCACCGCCGACATGAGCGGCACCGTGGAAGAGATGGCACTCGCAGCTACCTTCGCGACGTGCGAGGGCGGCGGCCTGCAACACGTCATCGGCGACGGCGGCGCGGCGGTGGGCACGACGCAGCTTCACGAGGAGCACTGGCACGGCTACTCGCGCGCGGATGTCCTCGGCAGCCGCGTCCTCCAGATCGAGCTTTGGATCCTGAGCCTGCGCGAAGCCACGGAGCGGTACGGCTCGACGGAGAAGGCGTTGCGCGCGATTGCCAGCGGATCGCCCAACGGTGCGAAGGCGTTGGTGCGGCGCCGGATGGCGGGGAAGTGCTGAAAAGCGTAAGGAAGAAGAGCCTACCGGACGCTACCGGACCGCACCTAAGCTTGCCATAGACGACGAGAAGACATTTAGACAGGCGCACCACGCGAGCGATTCAATGCCCGATGCCTTCTGGAAAGCACTTGGTTGGTTAGGGGCCGGCGGCCTCGCGATCTACTTCTGGAGACGTCTCATGCCCCAAGGCCCCGCCGCCCCCACGTGCTCGCGCCAGTATCCCGCCTTCAACCACGGCGGCGCACGCGACATGGCCAATGTCAGCCTGATCGTGCTGCACTCCACCGAAGGGCCGTCCGCGCTATCCACTGCGCGCTGGTTCGCCACGCCCCTCCCCGTGTCCGAGGGCGGCCCGTACTCCGCGCACGTCGTGGTTGGCGATGATGGCTGCTATCGGTGCGTGGACGATGGAGACGTGGCGTGGGCGGCGAGTATCGTGAATCCGTTTTCCCTCAACCTCGAACAGGCCGGGTACGCCGCCTGGACGCGGGACGAGTGGCTTTCCCACGACGCCACCCTTCGCGCCGCCGGTGGCCAGGTGGGCGGATGGTCCAGGGAATTCGACATCCCCTTGCGCTTCCTTCGCGCCGCCGATCTCCTCGCCCTTCAAGCATCCGGCTGGGATAAGGCGCACGGGGGCGTCACGACGCACCACGAAATCAGCCGCGCGTGGCCCGCGTCCAGCACCCACGTGGATCCCGGCGATGGCTACCCGCTAGACGTACTTTTTTCGTACGCCGGTGGTACAATCACCCCCGGAGCCCCCATCGCTCGCATCTCCGGTTTTCTCCACCTGAACAGAAAGGACAACCAATGACGTACTACGTGATTCTGGATGGTAGTCGGCAGGCGTCGACACATCGTTCGCTCGCAGTCGCGAAAAAAGAAGCGGAAAAATGGGTCCGCAAAGGGCACAACGCGAGTGTCTATCGCACGGAGCGACCTGGTACGCCTTCGCACTGGATTTGGGATGCGAAGGGGTGAAAACCGGAGATGCGAGCCCCATCGCATGAACGCCCCGAAGGAACCCCCGGTGATCGATGCCGTCTTCGTGGACTTGCCCGCCGATCCGCCCAAGCCCCCGCCGGCGGATCAGCGCCCGCCCGAGGGCTATGGCCGCCGCACGGTTGCCGGCCGTGGCCGCCGCGTGGTTGAGGTGATCGCCGGCACCTTGGAAGACGCCGCCCCCGTTGCCCGCTTGCTTGGCGCCGACGACGCGGCCGAGGTTGCGGAGAAGGGTGCGGCCGTCGCGCGCGAGGCCCCGCGCTTCGTCGAGGCCGTCGTCCGCGAAAGCGCTCCCCTTCGCAGCCGCGTTGGCGAATTGCTGGACGTGGCAAAGAAACGGGGCTGGTATCAGGTGCGGGAGCCGAAGCCGGCCGCGAAGGCGCCGCGTAGGCCGGTGGGGCCGCAGCGGAAGGCGAAGGAGAAGACGCCGTGAGTGCCTACAACATGTGGCGTCAGCTTCTGCTAACTGGCGATTACGAGTCCCGATGCTTCGCCGCGGCCGTCCTTTCGGCGATGGAGCCGGTGCACTTCCGCCGCGTCCGCGTCACCTACGAGGACGCCACATGAGCAAGCGCTACGTCTGCGGCGCGTGCGGCGAGGTGGCCAACTTCGCCGGCGGCAACCATGATCCGACGGACGACGGCGCCTTTCAGAAGGTGATCGACGGGACGGGCTGGCGTGACGTCCTCGCGCAGGCACCAGGCGTACATATTCACGGCCAGTTCTGCTCCGTCGAATGCGCTGTGGCGTTCGCCAACGTGATGGAGAGGCTTGGCGATCTGCCAGCATTCAGGCGCCGCCGCGAAGCATCCACTGTCGTCTCATTCACCCCGAGGCACCCGGTGCTGACATGAATCTCCTCTCTCACCGTGATCCCTTCTACGTCCACACCGCGGCGCACGCGCACGTGGCCGTTGGCTTCGATCTGCTGTCCGCCAACGCTAGCCGTGACGGCGCCTTCAAGGAATTGCTGCTTCTCGAAAAGCATCTCGCGCAGGAAGGCTGCCCCGAGTGCTGCAACAAGCACCTCAGCACGGCGATCGCCTACCTCGAAGAGGCGCGCACGCTGGCCGGCGGGGACGATGAGGACACGGAGACGGCGCGGGAGTTGGAAGCCATGCGCGATCGCCTGCCCACGTCCGGCGGCGAGATTCGACAGATCAGGAAGCGCCTCGCGGTGCGATTGGGGTATGCGGGATGATCCTCGCCCTCGCCTCCATCCTCTACCTCGCCATCGCCGCCGTGATGGCGTGGGGCCTCTCCGTCTTCCTTGGCAGCCCCGAGGCGCACGATCTCCGCGTGGCGGCGCGCGCGATGGGCACGTCCGCCTTCCTGCGCATCGCCGTCTACTTCGCCTTCTGCTGTCTCTGCTGGCCCGCAACGATCGTGTGGTTGGCAATGCAGAAGCAGGTGCGGGACACGATCGTCAATGCGTACCGTAAGGCGCGCGCGGCCAACAAGGCTGAGGCGAAGGTCACGGGCCGCATTGACGCGGAGTTTGAGGAGGGGCCGTGACGGAGTCGGCTTGCCCCTGCGAAACGTCTCATCCGCCCGATCCGCGCTGGGTGGGATGGATCGCGTGGGTGCTCGTCATCGGCTTTTTCACGTTGCTGACGGTGTCATCGGCTTGGCCGCACTCCCGATTCTTCCGCCCGGCCTACCTCACCTATTTCGTTGCCTTCGCGTACGGACTGCCGATCGTCAATCGCGGGCGCGGCTGCGATTACCTATCCATCCGCGCGCGCCTCGTCTTCTCGGTCTTCTTCGGCACGCTCATCGTGGGCATCTGCGCCTACGCCATCCTCACGGAGGCCAAGTGATCTTCAACCCCATCACCAACGTCATCGCCGAGGGCGTCGTCTTCGTTGGCCGCCTCGGCGCGCGCAAAGGGATGTACGTCCGCGCCATCGATCGAGCGAACGAGACAGGCCGGCCGCTCGTCGTCGTCGGCGCACCGTCGGCGGGTTGGGTGACGGGGACGCTGGCGCAGTACGCGTGCGGCCATCTTCCGTGCGTGGACTTGCGTGGGTGCGAGGCGTGCGGCGCTGCCCCCGCGGACGTGACGAAGGTGGGGGCGATCCAGGCAAAGGACAACTCCGCGGTGGTGATGGTGGCGTACGTCCTTGAATACGTGGAGGATCCGAAGGCGGCCGAGGCTGAGATCATGCGCGCGGCCGGGCACCCGTCCAACGTCTTCGTGGCGTGCGCGGGGATGTCGGGGGTGACGCAGCTTGCAACGAATGCACGCCGCGTCGTCGTGTCCGCACCCCCCAACTCGCCCGATTTCAGGTATCGTGACGTCATGCGCCCGAGGCGGACGGTGAAGGTGATGCGGAGGCCGATATGGTGACGCTGATTTCTACTCGCCCACGTCTCTGCGTCCAATCGCCAACGTCGGCGGTGCGCGTGGGCGCAGTTCGTGTTGGTGCCGATGCCAGCAGCCTCATTGGGGCGCCGATCGAGGCGATCGGCGGGCATAATCACCCCATCGCGGTTGCGCTGGCCACCGCTGGCGGAGTTGTCATCGGCATGATGAAGTGGGGCGTGATCGGCGGACTGGCTACCGGGGCAGCCGTAAACATCGCCGGACGCGTCGTTGCCCCAAGGGAATGAGCCATGATCCTCCTCTCCACCCGCGCCCCCGCCCCCGTCCGCCTTGCACGAGACGCGAAGCCGCGCGTGGCCGTGGGCGACATCGTCACTACCAACGCGGATGCCCAGCAAGCGGCCGACGCCCTCAACGCCGCCATCAACGCGCTGGACATCGACGCGCACGGCACGCTGACGACGGACCCGGCCGAGGACTGGAGTCTCGGGTGCGCGATGGGCTTCGATGACGCCTATCGGCGCGGATGCCGCGGGGACACGGGCGGCGCGAGTCCCGCAGGATCGCCCGCGTACGTGGCCGCCTACTCCTTTTCCTTCGGCAAGGGCTACGGCTACGACCTGGGGAAGGCCAACCTCACGACGGACCCCACGAAGTCCTGCCCGGACCCGGACCCCACGTATGTGAAACTGGATGCCACCACGTGCAGCGCGCAGTACGACGCATGGATCGCCGCACACCCGCAGGCGAAGCCAACACCCGCCGAGGCCTCTTTCTGGGCGGACTGGAATGATTTCGTTGGCCGGTGGCGATCTGCGTACGGCAAGGCGTACAGCCTCGGCCTCTTCGATTCGGCCGGCACCGCGCTGAAAGACATCGCCAACTACTGCGCCACCTATCAACAATTCGTCCAGCAGTACAAGGCGCTGGGCGGCAAGGTTTCGCATCCGTATGCGTGTCCAGCCGCACCCACGGACTGGACGGACTGGATTCCGTGGATGATTGCCGTGGCCGGCATCGGCGCCGTCGCGTGGTTGATGTCCAGCGTGAGGGCGATCGTATGACGGCGGCCCCCAACGGCTTCGGCGGTGGATTCGGCCCGCCCGCGCCTTTCCAGCGTCCTGCCGCCGAGCTATTTTGGGGCCTCGTCATTGCCGGCGTCGTCGCGGCTGGCATGCTTCTCGGGAATCTGCGCCGGATAGCTGCGTAAAAGTGCTTGACGTTGGATATCGCGCCTGATATCCAATGGCGCATGTGGGATGGTTACTTCGACGCTCTCGACTCGCCATCGATGCCGGGGTCGCTCGTCGAGGCGCAAGCCGAGTACGTGACGGCGAAGGAATGGGATGGATCGGCGCTTTGGATCGGTTTCCTCGGCGCCGCTGCGCTGACCGCGGTCGGCTTGACGTTGAAGACGAAGGGGCGACGATGATTACGCGTCGTCCGCGATTGGCCGTGGCAACGGCCCTAGCAGGTTCGGCGACCAGCGTCGGCGCACTGGACACCGGCGGTGCGGCGCTTGGTGCCGCGCAGGTCGTCGAGGTCGTCGGCGGGCATTCGCATCCGGTTGTGGTGACAGGGGCGACGATCCTTGGCGCCGCGTTCGGCTTCCTCAAATTCGGCCCGCTTGGCGGTGTCGCCATCGCGGCCGGGACAAACATCGCCGGTCGGCTTATCGCCGCTCAGGTGCGAGACTGAGCCGCGGCGCGCGGGTTACTCGGGGAGCTTGCCGCCAGCGGGTACGCCAACCTTGGAGGCATCCAACATGCTGCCGATGCCGTTTACGGCTGGACTTGCATCGCGCGCCCCTAGCGCACCCACGTGAGACGGGCCGAGGAAGTTCCACTCCAGGCGCTTGCTCATGTGGCGTCCTCGCCGGGCGTCCCGAGCGTTGCCCGGCGCTCCGCAAGCAGACGACGAGCAAGGGCGGAGACCCAGACGAGACTTGGGCGATCAAGCATCGCCAATCCAACCAAGGTCTTCGCAACGCCATCGATCCCCGTTCCGCCAAGGGCGGCAAGAATGGTGGCGAGTTCAACTTCCTGCTCGCTACGGCGGTCGGCCGACAGAAGTTCGATAGCCAATCTTTGCGCTCGCAAGAGAAGCCGCGGGCCATAGCCGGGATCCATCACTATCCGCCGCCGCAGCGGTGCTGCAGCTCTCCTTGCTTCGCGCTCGTACCCGTCGACTGTGCTGCTCGTCAGCAGACCAAAGGCGGCGTTTGCGAGCGCCGAGTCGTCGAGTTCAGGCATTGGGATCAAGCCTCCAATACTCCACCACGCCAAAGTGTTCCGGAACGTTATTTGCCGGATGTTCGTACTCGCCCAGCATGCCCCACTTGCTCCACACAAATACGGTCGGAATCAGGTTAGAGTCGCGCGAGGAAACGCTGGAGACAAGGCCCGTGTGCTCAACCTGACGCGGACCCGTTCTGTAGACGGCGACGTCTCCGATTTTGGGCGACCCCTGCACGGGAGCATAGCCATCCCTGCGCAGAATGTCGTCAACATCAACCGTTGGTACGCCGCACGGCGGAATGTTGCTACGCCTGCTCGCAAACACGAGGCCGTGGCAGCGCATGGGTGGTTGAGGTGCAACGTCAGTCGGGGACGGCCAACCCCACATTCGTTGCGCGTAGAATTCTCGGCGCGGCAAGGCTGAGGCCAGGCGTACGCGCGGCATCGGTAAGGCTGGCCTGGGCATGGCAGGGACTAGAGAGGCGACGCGCCTACCCGCGTCGCCGTTTGCTTGTCAAGCGCGCTCGCTTGGGGCACTATGTGGGGCGTGAACGACCCTGCCCGCCCCGGCAGTCCGCCGGCCCCGTTCGGCTTTCAACGTCCTGCCATGGACAGGCCGGCGCCGCCGCCGCCGGATCTCCTCGCGTCGGCGCGCACGTGGAAGCGTGGCCGTATCTTCAACAGGGACGGCACGGGCAAGCTGTTGCCATGGGTGGCGGTCGAGGTTCGAGATTGCGACAACGGCCTCACGATCCACCAAGTGGATGACCTCGGCGACCAAACGGACGCCGAAACGCTGGCCGGCGAAATTTGGGGCCGAATCAACCAGTCCGTCAGGTCAAGGAACGACGGGATCAGCCATCATTACCTCGTCGAGTGCGTCTTTGCTGATCTAGAAGGTCGCGTCACCAAACTATCGTGGGAAGGCAGTTTGATGCTTCCTGTCGAAAGTCAGGTTTGGGGATCTGGGCCAATGAGCCGACTCGGCCACGCCAGTTTCTTGGCAAAGCGCGATTTTCAGGAAGCGTCTCGCGAGCGCGATCGCATCGAGTTGATGGGCGTGGGCCTCGCCATGATGCAGTCGGCGCAAGGGGCCATGCTCACGATGCACCAGGAATCGCGCGCGGAGTTGGACTCGCTTCGCGGCGAGCGCGTGCAATTCCTCAACATGTGGAAGAGCATGATGGAGGACAAGCGCAAGCAGGATCGAGAGGACGCGTGGGACGAGAGGAAATTCGCGCTCCTCAACCAACTCGTGGGCCGCCTTGGACACCTCGCGGCGCCGCTCGGCATGTCCGTCACCAAGTGGCTTGGCCACAAGCTGGGCATGATTCAGCCGCGGACGCCGCGCGAGGAGAAGTCGTTCGCCACCCTCCGCCGCCTCGTGGAATGCGCGCAGGGCAAGATCAAAGAGAAGGCCGTTGCCGCTGGCCAGGCGATGGGCCTGTCGCTCGCGCAAGCCGTCGAGCAGTCCAAGATGATCGCGGACGATCCAGCCGCGTTGATGAATGCGCTCGCGGACATGGGCGTGGCGGAGGACGATCCAGTCATTGACGATCTCATGGATCTCCTCATGGAGATGCGCATGGAGATGTCGAGCGAGAAGAGCGCGCGCCTCGCTGCACGCGAATCAATGTTGAATTCTGAGCCCACCGTCGAAACGCCGGCCCCCACGCCGGAGAAGGAGGATCCGTAATGGCTGGCCGTCGAGTCACCGTCCGTCTGAGTCCCGAGCAGCGCGCCGAAGCGAAGTGGCTGCGCGAAAACGGTTACATGGTTTTCGTGGACAACTCGGGCAACATCCAAGCAGCACCGCGCGCGAAGGGCGGACGGAAGCGGGGGAAGCGGTAATGTGCCGCCACGTCGAATCGTCGCACGTGATGCCCGGCTGGATGTGCTGCGCGTGCCGCGGGTACAACGGCATGCAACGGCTCGCTTGCAAGGACTGCGGACGCACGCGCTGTCTGCCGCTGGGAAAGGCGGCGCCGTGATGGTCCCGCGCCCCAACTTCACCTGCCCCATCTGCGGCTCGCACTGCTTCGGCAGCAGCGACAACGGCGACGGCACGCGCACGTACAACTGCCAGGAAGGGCCGCGTGGGCCTTGCCTTTTCAGCGTGCATGAGAAGTCCGCGGCGCGGTACGGGATCGTCAGCCCTCCGCAGCAAGTCGTCCGCTCGGGAAGAGTCGCGTAGGGTTGCGCCGTGGCCCACAAGCACCGCTGCATCCATCGCAAGCCCGCACGTCCGAAGCTGGAGACGTGGGATTCGGCGCGCGCAGCGATTGAAGCCAACACGGCCGCGATGGGCGGCTGGCTCATGGCGCAGGCGTACTACGCCAAGTCGTTCACGCCCGAGGCGCGCGCCAAGCTCCTCAAGATCGCGCAGGACGGCGTTGACCAACTGCCGGACGTGTTGAAGCCGCTGGCGCGCGGCTTCCGCGATGGCCTGCTGGCTCAGCAGATGTACGCAATGGGCGAGAAGTTTGCAGCGCAGTCCAAGGCAAAGGGAAACGCCGGCGTACCGGCAAACGCGCCGCCTGCGTCCGGCCCCACACGGACGACGTACGCCGATGCAGCGCCGCACACTCAGGAAGACGATGGGCCGATGTTCGCGCCCATCGGAGGCAAGGACGAATGAGCCTCATCTCCACCGACGTCGCTTCCTCCACCCTCGGCGATGCCTCCACCACGGCAGACGTGGACGCAGCCGTCATGGAGATGACGAAGAACGGCGGCGTGCCGGACTACATCGCGAAGAACTTCTGGCGCTGGGTGGAGATCACCGGCGGCGGCCACACCCTTCGCTTCCTCGCCGCACCCACGTGCTACGCGATCGGAGATGAGGACGCTCCCTTCTTCTGCGCGCGCGGCACCCCCTACGGCGCGCAGGCGATCGCGGACTACTGGGATTGCATCCTCCCGAGCCGCGTCCTCTTGCGCCACATCCAGGCGTCCAGCGATCCGTCGATCCGCTACATCGACGTCAAGGGCGCGCCGTACAACATCCCGCTTGCGAAGATCGAGACGCCAGCGGCAACGCAGGCGGCGAGCGATGCGGCCAACGCGAAGTTTGCGAGCCTCGGCGCCAACCCCGGCGATGGCCTGTCCGTCGGCTTCAAGAAATCGATCGTGGTTGGGCCGAATCTCGACGGCTCGCACGTGGCCATCTACGGCGGCATCGGCGGCGGCTACGATCCGCCGTGGAATGTTGTGCAGCCGTACAGCACGATCCACGGCAGTGCGTACGGCGACTACTCGCACGGCATCACGCTCGTCTCGCGCAAGTGCCAGTTGGATGGCAGCGACGCGGACCTACGCTTCGACGTCTTCGGCTCCACCGATCCGACCATCTACGGCCTCGTGACGGATCAGAGCCGCTTCGATCCCATCTTCCCCAACGCCGGCCCGGACTCGCGCGCTGAATTCAGCGGCGGAAGCGCCGCACCCTCGGGGCCGCGATCGCCTGGTGGCGGCTTCAAGCCGACGGGGCCGACGACGCATCCAGCCGCGCAGGCGAGCGGTGGACTTTCCATGCCGGCGAAGATCGGCATCGCTGCGGTGATTGGCGCCGCGGCGTGGTATGCGATTGGGTGAGGCGCATGCATTTCATTCGACTCGGCAAATTCGTTGGAGTTGGCGCGGTGATCGGCGACTGCGATTGCGGCCATTCGGTGCTCTACCACCTACCGCTCGCCGGTTGCCTGAAGTGCGACTGCGACGAATTCCATTGACCCATGGCCTTCCGCGGCGCCTTTCATCTCCCCGTTGCGCACCGGCCGGTGATGCAGGTGCCGAAGCGAGGCGCGTTGTGCATCACGTGCGTCGCCATTCGCCAGCACGAAGACGGCTCGTACCACTGCGCTTCGCGGTACTTCCAAGAGTACATGCGGACGAGTAAACTGCCGTACCCGCCCGATCAGATGTGCAGCGATTGGTACGAGCCGAGGGAGTAGCCATGCCATACCGCCACGGATTCAGTGAAGAGTCCATCCACCACAACATCGCCCTCTTCATCCGCGAGGGCTACCCGCAAGATCAGGCCGTCGCCATGGCCCTCGACATCGCGCGCAAGGCGTGGCGGCGGGAGCATCCGCGTGGCAACTACCCGGCGCACTTGAAGGGGATGCGGGGGCCGAGGAAGAGGCGGAGGGGGAAGCGGGCGCGGAGGAATCGCGCCTCGTCATCCGCAACACTGCAACTCGGCCCAGGTAGAGAGATGCCGGAGAATACGGCCATCCTGCGGCGGTCAACGTTGAAGGCGCGATACGCCGCCGGCGATCTGAATGGAGCGGTCAAGTCGGCCGGGCACTACGCGCGCAAGCACCGGCGGACGATGTACGTGTACGAGGGCAATTCGTACATGCACCGCGCGTTTCGCGTCAGCGACAAGCCGAGTGAATACCTGAGTCCGATCAACAATACCGGCGATCGCGTTGTGTCGGTGACGCCCGATCTCATCGTGTCGATTCACGAAGTCTACCGATGACCCCCCACGCCCTCGCCACCCTCTTCTGGCTCCTCGCCCTCGTCGCCTTCCTCGCGCACGGCTGGGGCCTTTCCGGCCTCGGCCCCATCCCCGGCGTTGCCCCCGATTGGGCGTATCGCGCGGGCGCGGCGGCCGGGTACCCGCTGGCGGTGGCGTTTGCGTGCGTGGCGATGGCGCTGCACGCGGTAGGATGGAAGCGTGGCCGCGCCGATTCCGCCTGAGTACGACACCGACGACGCCGATCCCCTCGTGGACGCGCCCGCCCTCACAGCGCCCCCACCGCCGAAGTCCTACGAGTGCACCGCGTGCCTCCGCCGCGTTGCCGCGCGCGTCACCCGCTGTCCTTGCTGCAACCAGATCGCAACGTGGCAGCCGTCCGACGAGCCGCCCGAGGTGCGCAAATTCAAGCTCGCGCGCCCGGCGCCGCAACCGTCCTTTTTCGGCCGTGGCCTCTCCCACGTCCCCGCCGGCCTCGTGTCCGCGTGGATGTCGGGCGGCCCGAAGGTGGACGCACGCATCTCGCTGCCGGGCGCAGGGGCGAAAGAGGCCGAGAGGGAAGGGCCGGCGAAGGCGCGTCCGCGGCTGCTCGCCAACGTGGAGTACGAGAAGCGCGATCGATTCACCACCGGCATCATCCCCGTGGACATCGCCTTCGGTGGCAAAGACGATCCGGGCATTCCCATCGGCGCCTCGTACATGCTCGCGAGTCCGCCCAACGCAGGGAAGTCCTCGATCGCCCTTCGCATCTGCGCCGCGATCGCCCAGCGCTACGGCGTGCCCGTCCTCTACGTCACCACGCCGGACGAGATGGGCGTAGACATGGTGGCCGAGTACGCGCGCGAAAGAGGCATCTGGCGCGAGTACCCATCGGCGGCGCGCTTCCTCCAGGTGGCGGTGGCCGAGACGGTGGAGGAGTCGATCGCGCTGGTCGACGAGGTGGATGCGCCCTTCTACGTCCTCGATTCCACCAACGGCGGGCTCACGACGAGCAACCCCACCGTCAGCGGGAGCAAGGATTCGATCCTGCTCTACATCTCGAAGCTGCACGCGCACCGCTGCGGCAGGAAGATCGCGAAGTGGAAGGAAGCGCCGGGGCGCACCGGCCTCATCCTCGCGCACGGCACGAAAGACGGGGACATGTCCGGGCCACTCGCCGCGCGCCACAACGTGGACGGTACCTTCCTGCTCGAATACTTCGACCCCGCGACGGGCTGGGCGCTGGAGCCGCGCGCGCGCAAGGAATGGGTGCGCCTGATCCAAGAGAAGTCGCGCGTATCCCCACCGCCGCCGCAAGGGCTTCTCCTCGCCTTCTACACGGACCAGAAGCGCGGCCCCGTGCCCGCGCAGCCATCCACCGAATGACGGCGTGAGGGCGAGTGACGGCAAGTCCTCGCCGTGGTTGCGCATGCCGCAGCGGTAGGCTTCACCTCAGCGCAAAGCCCCGCGTGGGTGCGCGAGGAGAGTCAAGCCGATGGCGCTGGTGAATACGGCAAACAACCCCAACGGTGTCCTTGGCCTCGGCCAGTCCGCAGCGATGGATCAGTACGTCACCTTCGGCGGGCGTACGCTGCCGCCGGACGAAAACGCGATCCTCGCCTCGTTCAACTCGCTTACCGGCGTGGTGGCCACCGTTGCCCCGCTGCTCCCTCTCTCCCCCGCTGGCAACGACGGCGCCTCCATCACCGCCGCACTCCAGTCCGGCGACGTCGTCCTCCAGCAGGGCGCCACGTACAACATTCAGACGGCAATCAACCTCAATGGCCTGACGGATCGTACGCTCGATCTGAACGGCGCGAAGCTCGTCGGAAAGTTCAGCGGCGTCCTCACGGTGGCGAACTCCGTCATCTTCGGCCAGGCAGTCAACGCGGCGCTGGCCCCGACAACCTGCAACGGCACGCCCGTGGTCGGATCGAACCAGCTTGTTGTTACGCTTGCTGCTGGAATCGTTGCGGGCAACTCGATCAAGGTGGTTTCGGCCGCGTCCGCAAACCTCGTTGCTGTCTACCGAGTGACGTTGGTGGTGGCGAACACACTCACTCTCGACCGGCCGATCCTACTGCCGTTTGCGAACCTCGACGTTGTTACGCTCTTGCAGTCGGTCCCGACGAGGCTCGTCATCATCGGTCGCGGCGCGGTCATCACGGGCGACTCGTTCGCCGCGATCGACATCCTGCACGCATACCAGTGCTCGGTTGTAGGGCCGATCTATGCGGACGTCGAGGGTGGCCACGGCCCCCTGCGCGGCTTCGCACTCGACATCGGCTCGTTCTCGTCGTCAATGTCGCAGACCTACGTCGACGGATACGACCACTCGTCTAACACGGACTTCCCGGACTTCGGCGTGGCGATGCTAGGTACCGAGCAGTGCTCGGTCATGGATAGCCGCGCCGGACACTGCAACGTGGCCGGCCTCATCTGCCTCGACGGCTACCAGTCGCGCATGTCCCGGTGCGACGGCTACTCGTGCAACACCGCGCTTGCGTCTGCGGCGGCGTTCGGCACGCAAGCTGTCGCGGCGACGACGCAGGGGTGCGAGGACTGCGAGTTCGATTCGATCTCTGGAAGCCAGTCCGTCTTCGGCGTCGCGGTAACGAATGCGACGCGGTGCACGTGGCGCAACGTCAGATCGATCGGATGTACGACGAGAAACCTCGACGTTGGAGGCGGCGCTACGGCATGCATGGACTGTGTGTTCGATGGAGTGTCCGTCGGCATAGGGACCCCTACGACCGCGTCGATTCTCGTCAGCGCTACGGTCGTGAGGCCGTCGTTCTTCAACGTTCGTTTCAGCGGCGTCCTTGGCACGGCGGCATGCATGTCTCTAGGCTGTCCTGGCGCTCTGAGAGGACTGATTGCGATCTCTTCAAACACTACGACCGGCACCGTCCTAGTGACGTCTGGCGCCGCAGACGACGACACAGTCATCTCGGACGTCAGAATCACGCTGAAAGCGTCGGCAGCAAACACGATCGGTGTCAACGTTCAGAACAGCGCCGGAAGAGTTTTCATCAGAAACGCTCTGATCGCACTCGGCGTAGCGAGCGACGTCGGTATCTTCCAGAACGGTATCTGCGTCGTGGAGATGGACGACGTGACCGTGTCGAATCCGAACGCCGTCGCGACAACCGTGGGGTTCATCGCGAACGGCGCGACATCCGTCACGAGGCGCAAGGGCAGGATCAACATGTCCGCCACCGCTACTCCGTTCACGCTCGTGCAGTCGGACGTGGGAACGTTCACCACGAATGGCGCGGTGGCAGTAACGGTGCCGTTCAAGGATATCCCAGACGTCACCGGCGGAGGCGTGGCGCCGGTGAGTTTGACGGGCGCCAAGGTGAATACGTGGATGATCGCGGCAGCTGGCACGCCCGCACCTGATCAGACGATCGTTATCACGCTCGCCACTGGGTTTACGTCCACCGGGAAGAACCTAGATACGTCCGTCCGCGGATACAAGGTTATGGACTGAGAGAGAAAACGCAGGCCGCAGCATGTCTACCAAAACAGATCACGGAGATCACGAGCGAGGAACGTTCGTGCACCCTTGCGACAACAACTCGTACAGGTACCCGTCCAGCATCGAGTCCGAGCATCACGTTGGGTTTGACGGAAGGCCAATATACTCCAAGGCTCAGAGAGGCGCGCTCAAGCTTGTGAGTGATCTACCAGTGACCTCGACAGATGACGAACACGTCCCGTCGTTCGTTGGCCATGAGAGACATTACTATCTTGATACAACTGTATCAGTAAATGAGTCAGTCGTACACGCAGAACCTCTGACTGATGCGCAAGACGCGCAAGACGCAGAGAGTAAGAATGGCGCTGCGTAACAATGGAATTGACGCCAGCGGCGTGATAGGGCTCATATCTGTTGCGTCATTTGATGACTACCAAACGTCTGGTAGTAGGACTCTTCCTGGCGATGAGTCGGCAATTGTAAAAACAATTGACAGCATTTCGTCAGTTCTAAATACGGTAGTTCCTGCATCTGGAGTCAGGACCATGTGGTTTGGTGACTCCATCACCGGACTAGGAGGTACCGGAGCGGCCGTGTCCGCTAGGGACCAGTTCTGGACAGACTCTAGGTCTAGAGGTCTAGACGTTCGTGCGTTCGCTCGTACGTATCAGGGAACCGTCGGGGAGCCTCACCCATACGAGCCATGGTCGGACGGAAACAGCGGATACATGATCGAGGATCTCACCGCCCTCATGGGCGGTGCGCCAACCATCACCGCTCCGTCTCCTCTCACGAAGAACTTCATCGGCCTGAACGGCCAGCCGGACCTGATCGTACTCGGAGCAGGAACAAACAACATTGACACGTCTGGCGATTCGGCCGCGACGTGCGAAACGAAGCTGACGACGCTGCTTGCGCAGATCACCGCGACGTGCCCGAACGCGCGCGTCATCGTCACGACGATCCCGAGTTTCTATTCGCCCGCGACGCCCTCCGGCGGGATCGCGGCGGCGAATGCGAGCGTCGCTGCGTACAACGCATGGATTCTCGCCAACGTCCCCGGACTCAGCCCTCTCTATTCGGTAGTTGATCCTACGCCGCAATGGTCCAACGATACGGCGTACCCACCGGACGGGACACACCTCACGGAGGAGGGGGCGGCAGCCAGGGGCAGGTCCGTCACGGACGAGGCTGCCAGGCTATTCTCTGGCAGACGAGGCCCGGTATCCCCGAGGCCGTTCAAACCTCGCTCTCAGCAGGCATCCGTCCGGCTGCCGACCGCAGGCACTAGCAAGATACAGACGAATGCGCCGGATGCTGGATGGATTTTGCCCGCGGCAAGCTTCGCTGTCGGTGCGCGCATCCAGATACTCGGACTCAGTGCTGGGGTAGACAACTACGTTTTTTCGTCCTGTCCCGTCGGAGGCAACGGGCCGGCTAACGGGTTCTCAGTCACGATCGACGCGTCGGTAAGTCCGCCCAAGTGGACTATCTATCTGAAAGGTATCGCGGGCGCCGCTGCCTCGTTCGCTGCTCCAGTCGTGGCCGATCTTCCAATATGGCTGTCCTGGCACGTGGATGACGTAGCGCGCACGATCACTCTCTGGATCGCTATGCCGCACAGCCTGTCTGTCGCCGGCTCCGTGTACGTGTGCGCATGCGTTGGCGGCGCGACAGGGATAGCGGCGTTCTCACAAGGAGATCCTAACCCTCTCTTCAACATCGGCACAGACAGCACTGGCGTTCGTGGTGGCCCAGCCATGATCGTGGACAACGTCTGGATGGCGAGCGGAAAGAACCTGCCAGGTGTTTTCTCTTTCCGGCCTGCGTTCGAGGCGTGGGTATACGACGGTACGGACATTCCAGGAGTGACTGCGTCTCTACACTGCGCGGAGGGTACAGGAGCCGTCGTCGCCAGCGGAAGCGGAGGCCAGTCAGCGACGATAGCCACTGGAGACTGGAGCGCTTCGGGTGAAGTGTCGTGGCCGAGCGACGAGAACGGGGATGCCACTCCTACCGCGTGGACTACGGTAGACATGAACGACGCTAATCAAGTCCTTCCGTCATCTTCGTTCAACGCCACGACGATTGAGCTGACGGGTCCAATGACGGGGGACCACACGATTACTCTACCAAGAAGGAAGGGGAGGATCGTAACTCTAAATAATAAGACGATCGGTGGACACAACACCCCAGGGATTGGACTTACTGGAGTAAGCGCCGGGGGCTCTCCTGGCATATCCAGGGTGTACTGGGACGGAGTGAACTTCGTGCCTGCCTAATCAAGATTCACCACCAATTCACCGCCGTCCCCACCGTCGGACACTGCGCCACATCCGATCCCGCCTGCGCATACCTCCCCGCCACCGTCCCTCCCCAGCACCACGTAGCCGTCCGCGAGTCCCCTGGCGGCGTGATGAATAGGCGCGAGACGCAGTTAGCATCCCCGCTCGCCGCCGGCGTCACCGACACGCCATCGCATCGCACTGGCGTCTGCGGCCCCCACGTCCACGTCACGGGCGTGGTGGCGATCGCGTGATCCATCTGCTCGGCCACGAGGGCGGCGCTGTACGTGCCCGGATCGTCTGCGTTGCCAGTGGGCAGGCATGAGTTGAAGTCCACTGCCTCGCCGATTGGGCAGTGATGCGCATACGGCCCCTCGCACGGCGTGGCGTCGTAACCGATCGCGCCGCCATCCTCGCTCGCCACGGCGTCCACGGTGCCCCCCGGCGCCGAATCCTCCCCCGCCACCCCACCCGCATCCTCCCCCGCCGTCTCCCCCTGCTTCGCCTCGGCCACGTCGAAGCTGGCGCCGCTGCACCCAGCCAGCATCCACACGGCGGCGATGAAGGCGACGGCGCCGCAGAGGAAGGCGAGGAGGCGGCAGAGGACGTGTTTCCACAAGGCCAATGGATGCGGCAACATGGCTATTCCTCCACCGTCTCCACGAAAATCTCCGCCGCTTCGAGGGCGTTGCAGGCAAGAGAGGTGATGCGCTTGCGGGCGCCCTCCGCAGTAATGTCGTCCTCGCCGAGGCCGTCCAGATCGCGCGGCGACATCCGCTGCACGAAAATCTCCCACGCCTTGGCGTTGAGTCGGGCCTCGCGGGCCTTGGACGCCTGCGCGGCGTCGGCCTCGGCGCGCTCCTTCTTCCAAGCCGCCTCTGCCTTTTCGTACTCGGCCTGCGCTTCCGGCGTGCGGTTGGATGGCGTGGGCGGCACCGGCGGGACGGGGCGGGACATTATTCACCTCCGTGCGCCGCGAGCTTGGCGCGCGTGATCGACGTCTGCTTCGTGCTCTTGTACTCTCCGTGGCCCTTGATCGTCGCCGCCACGATGCGGAGCCGGTCGCCCTTGTCAAAGCCGTGGTAGTGGCCGTCTTCCTCCCAGAATCCGATGCCGCTCGTCGTGCCCCACACGAGGATTTCCCCCGTGCCAACCACCGCGAAGTTGGCGAGGCGCTTGATGCCGTAGGCGGACTCGAAAACCGGGCCGCCGAGGTAGATGACGTCCAGGTTGCGGACGCGCGCGCCGACGCCGCCGAAGTGCGAGGACACCGGAAGAGACGCCGTAAGCCAGGCCTCGCCGAGGATGTCCACCTCGGCATCCGTGAGGCCATCACGCTGGCCCTCGGTGAGGGCGGCCACGATCACCTTGACACGCGAGGCGGTCCATTCGCTCGTACGCGCGTCGGCGAGGACAACCGCGCACGCGTGAAGCGTCAGCGCGTGGTCAATCACGTTGGCGGCGGCTACCTTGGCGCGCAACTCCGATTCCGCGCGCTCCCGCGCCTCACGCTCCGGGCGCGCGGCCTCCCACAGCGATCGCTCGTACGCACGCTTCGCCGCCTTCTCCTCGCGGCGCATGGACGCGATAAGCTCCGTGTCGCCCGTCTTCTGGACGCAATCGCAGCCCACCTTGAAGGCCACGCCATCCGTGCTGGTGATGGTGTACGAGTGACGGATGGACGTCCCGCAGACGTCGCACGAGCCGCCGGCCTTGGTGTAGCCGTCCGGGCCAACCCAAACCAACTCCTGATAGCCGGTGCAGCGGTAGGGCGCGCGCCCGAAGCCGGCACGCTCGAAAGGATGCACCCAGGTAGACGCGGCTGCTTCCATCTCCACACCCTCCATTCGCCCTGTCAGACGGGGCTTGCCGGGTAGTATTCACCGTGGTAACTGTACCGCCATGGCAGCGAAAAACAAGACGAAACCGAAGCACCCCGGTGGACGTCCGTGCAAGAATCCGAGCGGTGAGCCAGCAGATTCGGTAGTTTACGTGTACGTGACGCGTGCGCAGTACGAGGATTTCTGCCAACGCGCCGTCGAGGCGAAGGTGAGCCTAAGCACGTGGGGCGCACTGGCCATGATGGCGACGCCTGCGCGAGCGGGGCTGGCGTACGGGCGGCGGAGCCGGTGATCTGGCTCCTCTCAAACCGCGCCGACGACGAGGTGCGCCGCAACCTCGCCGATCACCACTACAACCGCCAGTCCCCGGGCGCGAAAAACTTCGTCCCGCCCGGCCGATGCCTCGTCCTGCGCACGCCTGCCGCCGATGCATTTTGGGTGACGTCGTGGCCCTTCGCTGAGTACGTAAAGCATCGCTGGGGGGGGGGCTTGGGTATGCAGCGCCTTCCGCAACGAAAGTCCTCACCTGTCCAGCGCCATGATCGAGGAGGCGCTTCGTTGCACGCTCGCCAAGTGGCCCGAGCCGCCGCGGGTGCCCACGTGGATCGTCATCGCGCGGCATCGGCACTGGACGGAGATCGTGCGGGACGAGTGCGCGTTGGTGACCTTCGTGGACGAGGACAAGACGCGGAGGAAGCGCGACCCGGGCCGTTGCTATCGGCGCGCGGGCTTCGAGGAAGCAGGGCGGACGAAAGCGGGCCTACTCGCCCTCGTGATTCGTACGGCGCGGCTCCCGTCGGCGCGCGCAGCTGGCACGATGCAGACGGCGCTACCCTTCTAAAACCTCTCCGCCTCCGCCTGCTCCGCCGCGCAGGGGTCTGGGTGGAGGACATGAAAGCCCCACCGATCGCCCGAGTCGTCCACGTCGTACGCCGACATGACGAGGCGATATCTGGCATGCTCGTTGTGCACGTCCGCTGGCCTGCGTCCGTCGAATGCCACCTCGTAGACGCCGCGCTCCGGGTACGGCCTGGAGATGATCTCAAACGCCTCCGTGAAGTCGTTGCGCGGGTGATCGCTCTGCCCGTCTCGCGTGCGCGTGACATCCCAGTCCGCGACGCAACAGAAAGCCCACATACGGCGCGTCTGCTCCAACCGCCATTCCAGGTCCGGGTCCGCGTCTTCCTCGAAGGGCGCCATCACCAGCGAGGCAAACTCCGCCCATCCGCACCGCTTCAACGGGATGTCGCCGTACCACTTGCCGAGGTAGAAGAGGCGGCGATGCTTGCGGTCAACCAACATGGATTCAACGCCCATGGCCCCTCCGATGTTCGCCGCGCTCGATCTGGTTGGCGAGCATGCCCACGTACTCGGCGATTCGCGCGCGCATGTTCCGAAGCTCGCGCGAGGCGTCCGCGATGCACGCGGCCTCGCGTTGGCGTAGGGCCGCAGCGCGCAGGAAGGCAACGGCGGCGGCGCGTTCGTTGTCGCCGGCGCTCACTTCATCCACCGCCTCTCCACCAACCGCATCGCTCTCCCGTCCGCGTCCGCGCATTCCTGCCGCGGCGCCCGCTCCAACGGATGCGCGATGTCCGCCCACGCGCGCGAGTGATCATCGGGCGACAAGGCGATTGTGGCGATTTCCACCGCCTCCGCGTCCGCCTTCACGGCATCGGCGAGGCGAGCGGCCAGGGCAACGAGGGCGGCTCGGCTCGCTCGCCCCTTCGCGGCCTTCGCACGCAGGGTGAGGTAGTCGCCGTACAGCGCCACGAAGGAATCGGCCGAGGGGGCGGAGATGCGGGCGGAGCCGCTCACGGCGCCCTCCACCGCTTCCCCGTCGTCTCGCGCGGGTACTCCATCGCGAAGAGCCACAGGGCGAAGAAGACGGGCCAGCAAGAGAAGACGGCGAAGGCGAGGACGAGGACGGGGTACCAGCCTCCCCACCCGCGCGCGGTGCCGCCGTTGACGAGGTAGATGCCCAGCGTGGACAGGCCGCAGAGAGTGTAGAGGGTGGCGAGGTATTGAGGGGCGGTCATTCGGCCAACTTCCCGTCCACCTCGTCGATGGACATCGCGGCAATGAGCGTCTCGGCCGCGAACGTCAATTCCTTGGCGAACGCCTCCGCGTACATCGCCCGATCCGACGCGGCCACGTGGACGACGTTATCGTTTTCGATGTATGTGCCGTGCAGTTTCATCCGCGCGTACTTCCTCGCGGCGCGCAGAACACGCTCCTCATGCTGCGTTCGCAGTGGCATCTTGCTCATCACCACGCCCTCCTCGGTTCATGCTCCGCACACCTCGCCATCCCCATCGCCGTCCACGTGTGCAGCGCCGGATCGTGGCCGGGGACGTTGCAGCAGTACAACCGCCAGCCAGGGCCGGGTGCATGGCATGGACGGCCGCACACGAGGCAGCGGAAGGTGGCGCGGCGGGGACGGCGGGTGGCGTGGCCGCGGATCACCTCCCGCCTCCGTGCTTCCGCCGCCTGTCCATCTCGCAAAGCATCTGTGCCCAGCCCACAACGGGCGTCGCGTCGATCGTCTCCATGTAGTGGCGGCGCACCACGCGGTTGATGGTGGCGAGGCACGCGTCCGCGCGGGCGCACTCGCGATCGGCGCGGGCGATTTCGGCGGCCAAGGCTTCTTCTGTCGTCACTTCCCACCTCCCCACCCGTAGCCGAGTTTTTCGATGGCTTCTTTCGCGACGCGATCGCCGCGGCGATCGTAGCCGGCCGTCGTCTTTGGATTCGCATGCCCCGCGATGCCCTGCACCGTCACCAAGTCCACGCCCTTGTCTAGCAAGCGCGAGATGAGGGTGCGCCTGAAATCGTGCGGCGACACCTTCTCCTTCAACTCCACGCTTTGCCAGTGCCGTTGCACGGCGAGATAGATGCCGGCAGGCGAGATGTGGCGGTAGATGACTTTGCCCACGCGCGTCATCGGGCAAACGAGTGGCCCCGCCGCCGTCCCGCGCACGCGCAGCCACGCGTCCATCCCCGCCTTCATGTCCGACGGGAACGGCACCTCGCGAGGCTTGCCGCCCTTGCCCTTGCCGCGCTGGACGGTGATCGATCCAGCATGCCCTGGCGACGGCGGCGCCTTGTAGTCCGCCGTGTCGAGGCCAGCGATCTCGAAACGGCGCAGGCCGCAACCGAGGCCGATGGCGAGGATCGCGGCATCGCGGGCGCCGATGGGCGTGGCGAGATCGCAGGATGCCAGCAAGTCCACGATTTCTTGCTGTTCCATCATGCGTCCGGCCTTGGGCGAGTCCACCTTCACGCCCTTGCACGCCTCTTTGATGCCGTCGAAGTCGTCGCTGTTGATCAGCGTCTTGCCCCCCGCATCCTCGATGTAGCGGCATTGGTGCATTACGCCTTTGAGTGCAGAGAGGGCCTGGCGGATGGTTGCCGGCGAGATCATGCCTGGCGCCCTCGCTCGCCTGCCGGCCCGCTTCGCTGACGGCCGCCCAGCCGCTAGCTTCGTCGTGTTGGTAAGCGTCAGCCTAATGAGGCGCGCGGACGTGTAACGGATCTTCGTCCAGTCGACGGAATAGATCGCCGTCATCGCATCCAAGCCGGCAAGCTTGGCATTGATAATTCGGGCGATGCGGGCGAGGGCGTCACGCATCGCACGCATGCCGCTGGGGCGGAGGCCGGCGAGGTAGAGGGTGACCGGGTGCTGCATCCGATCGCCGGCCGGCGCCGGGAGGACGAGGGCGGAGAATGCGTCGGGTTTGGCGGTGGCAAGGGCGGTGGTCACTGGCCCCCCGCGCGGCGTGCGGCCGACCACTCCGAATCCAACCTATCCAACTTGTCGAGCGCGCGGCGCATCTCTGCGCTGACGTGGCTATTCCGCCGCATCTCCGCGGCGGCAGCAGCCACACGGAGAAGTTGCCGCACGTAGCGCGGGTGCGAGCCATCGCCATGCTCCGCGAGCATCGTCACCCATTCCGCCAGGGTAGTCATCGATACACCCACCCGATCATGTCCGAGTACCCTTCCCGGCAGACTCGTCCGAACCGCGCGCCCAGCCTGCACAGCGCATCATGGTAGCGCGCGCTCAGGTGGTTGCCTTCCGTGTGGTGCGCGAATTCGTGAAGCACCAACTCGATCACCTTGTCCGCCAGCGGATCGTCGAAGAAGCGCGCGCCCAGCGTGGACACGTTGAACCACAGGTGCGGGCGCTTGTCACCGCCGCCCCACTGCGCCTGCACGGTGATCACCGGACTCTCGAAAAACTCCACGTCGATACCCTCAGCGCCGTCGAGGATGCGCGTGCTGAGGAAGTCCACGAGACGGCGTGTGGACTTCATGCCCATCGTCTGCCTGTCCGGCGGGATCGTCGTGAAGTCGTCGCTGGACGGCGTGGACATGTGCGAGGGCGTCACCTTGCTGGCCGGAAGGATGGCGCCGGCGCGGCGCGCATTCTCCCATTCGCCCGCGGACATGGATCCGCCATGCACCACCACGTAGCCCTCACTCTTGGCGATGTCCTCGGCCTCGCGATCGTTGGGGTCCGGCGAGACGCGCTTGTCACCGAAGCGCAGATCGAGCACGCGCTTGATGGCCGCGTCGCTGCACCCGCTGGCGTCCGCCGCCTCGCGCACCCACTCGGCGGTGGCGTCCGTGGCGCCCAGCATGTCGTGCGCTTCGTTCAGTACGGCCACGCGGATGTCTTTCAGGTAGCCGGGCGTCACGTTGTCCCGATCGGTGTTGAGCGGGATTTTCTGCCGGACGTCCACGTCGAAGGCGTCGCCGGTTTCCACCACGGGGATGCCCAACTCGTACAGCCAGCCGCTTTCGCCGGTGCGCGGGCGATGGAGGCGAAGAGACGTGTGGCGGTACTTGCGCGTCATGCGGCCAGTCTCATCCGCAAGCTCCGTAGCGAGGCACACGCTACCAACCGTCCGCACGGGCGCCGGCGATCGGATGTCCTCGCGGTTGATCCGCAGCGTCACGCCCTCGGGGACGAGGATGCGTGAGGCGCGGGTGATCGCGCGCTGCATCTCATCTCGCGTGATGCGCACCTCGGCGCGGAAGACGCTGCCCACAACCGTCTTCTCCTTCATCTTCCGGCGCGTGCCATCGGCCTCGAAGCGGACGCCGCCGGTGGTGCTGACGATCTCGGCCCACTCGCACCGCGCAATGACGAGTTTTTCGCCGAGGTTGAAGCGGCCACGCAACTCGGGGTCACCCTTCTTCGCGCTCTCGGCAAAGAGGACATAGGCGTGCGAGAGATCCACGAAGCCGGTGGGATCGTCGTCGCCCACCACCACGAGGGCACGCGGCGCGTTGGGCATGGGCTCCACCGTCACCTCGACGGTGCGCGCCTTGGTGTCCAGCGCGTTCTGGATCAATTCGAAGAGGATGCTGGCCGGGTCGCGCGTGGCCAGCGTCTTCTCCAGGCCGCGCGCGTCCACCTCGAACCAGCCGCGGGCGAAAGGCTTCCGATCGTTCATGGGCAACCTCCTACGCCTGGTTTGACGGGCGAGGCTTCTACTTATTCATACCAGCCATTCGCGTGAGGATCAATCGGTGGCCGGCAACGCTTCCACGCGCCGCACAAGGCGCTCGTATTGCTCCATGGCCTCCGCTTCTGTCTCGCAACGCTCTTGCGTCTGATCGAGCGGGCCGCCGAAAACCATAGTCTCGTAATACCCCATCCTCCAACGGCAATTCGACGACGCGCGGTCGAATACGGCATGCTTATCCGGTTGTCACCCACAGCGATTCGCCTTCCACAAATTCCCCAAAGCTGCACGCGCGCATTCGAGAACGTGAACGAGCAACGCCGCGTCTTCGTCGTGTCCGAACGCCGGAACGAATGGAGCGCTCGCCGGGTGAAGAATGCGAGCCGGATCGGTTCGTTGTTGGTGCTTTTCGACGATTGTCACCGCGAGGTCGACGACGGGGCTCCGATGAAACGCTCGGGCGGGGAAGCTGTAGCGATACCCGGCCGGAATGACGAACCTGACCGTCTCGACGGCGTAGCGTTCATCTGTCGGCGTCGTTGGACCGTGATATTTGCTGTCCGCCGCCGCGCGGGCGTGCGTAAGAAGCGTCGCCGTGAAGTCCCCACGGGGTTCCGCGGTCGCGTGCCACTCCTCGTGCACGACGTCACCAATGAGCACGTGGGAAACCATATCGAAGCGGTGATCGTGCACGTCGCCGTTCGCCTCGATGCCTGGCTTGATCAGGTCGGGATGCCACACGTGGACCCGGACCTCCGGCTCCGTGTGCTCGACGAGATATCCCTGCAACACGCCGATGCCGTGGTGTCGCCACGAGATCGACGGGAACGCGTGAAGCAGAGTGGCGGCGAGAGCGTGGTGCGCGTCGTCGCGAACGATTCGAGTCAGAGCGCTCATTTCCAAATCTCCCAAGTTGGGGGTGCTAACCGGATAAGCATGGAATACGGCAGTCCGCGCAGCCGACACCACTCCGCCAGCGTGTGCGTCACGCCGTCCAGTGTGATCCGAACGTTGGTGCTCATGTTGTTCTGCTGAACGAGCCGCGTTGTCCATCGGCAGTTGAAGGTATCGCCTCTTCGCAGGCAGTCGTCGCAGTGACCGCACGTGTACCCGCGCGCGTTGTCGATGCGGTCGATCTCCAACGTGGCCAGCGGGCGAAGGCCCATGTCTTTCAGGAACGATGCATACGAGTTCGACCAGCCGTCACACACACGGATTCCCTTCGCGCCGTAGAACTTGAAGGCGAAGTGTGACGGCCGTTGGCACTTGTGCCGTATCCGTTTCCACACCTCGTATTCCGGCTGCCGAGACATCCGATCTTTCGGGTCTCGTCCCAAGACGCGCGAGCACCCGCACGACGTGGCATGCCCGGACACAAGGTCGGTGGCGCGCAGCGTCTTCATTCGACCGCAGTCGCACAGGCACGACCAAAGGTGATGGCTGTTTCGTTTATCGACGTAGGCCACGCACGTCAGTCGACCAAATCTGTGGCCTTTCATTCCGTCGCACGCCATCATCGCGCATCCCTCAGCCAGGCGAGGACGGCGCGGCGAAGGTCCAACAACGCGAACGTCTCTTTGAGTTGCCGCTGCGAACTGACATGCATGTCCGGCGGCTCCTCTTCGCCAACCACACGCTCGGCCGAGGGGTCATGGTGCGTTGTTCCTTCGATCGCACTCGGCCTGCGCTTCGCCGGTAGGCCACAATCGCGATTCAGGGTGCAACGTCCCGCACCCGTTGTCGGTGAACATGTAGACGAACAGCACCGGCCCCGACTCCTCATCGTCATCGATACCCGGCCGCACTGTTTCGGCGCGGATATTCCTGATTGTTCCGCGGTCGGTGATTACCCAACCGAAGCCGCGCGCCTCCGTCTCTTTTTTGCCGTGGCACTTCGGGCACGCGTATCGCTCGCCGCGAAGCATGCACGTCCCTTCGCCCTCACATGCGCTGCATCGTTCTGGTGGGAGACGCACCGACGTCCGCGTGATCACCGACACGACATCGCCAAGGTTGTACTTCGACTCGAACTTCATCGCTCTCTCCTCTCGCTCTCGCTCGCCCGAGTCATCTCCGCCCTTCCTTCGCCGCCACAGCCTCGATCGCCTGCATCGACGCCTCCATGTATTCGTCCGTCGGGTCCTTGCGAATCTCCTGGCCAGACACGTACGTGGCCCAGATCCGATCGCGCATCGGCTTCGGCACCATGAACCAGTGCCGCTTGCACATGAACATCTTCGGCGGCACCTCGACGTTGCACCCGTCGGCGTGACAGACGTGCTCCGGTCCGGCCATGCGTCCGCAGTGGCGGCACCTCGCGCGCACCGGCGGGTCCGGCTCGTCGTAGCAAACGCACCGCTTCTCGCTCTCGCTCGTCCTCGGCGTCATCGGCGGGCCTTTCGTAGGTAGTTCCGCGACGTAATCACTCGGTAGCCGTCCTCGAATTCGACCTCGCACGAGTTCATCGCGCCGCGCACGTTCACGCGGCAGAGCGTGCCGAATCGATCGGGCAATCGCGTGCGCACGCGCCACACGTAGGGGAAGCCGTCGCTCATCCCCTCCCCCTTCCTCCGCCGCGGTGAGGCGCGGTGTCGTCGTGCGTCAGCATCGGATAAGAGGCCCCCTGCCTCCCGGCCTTCCGGGCGGGCCTTGGGGACCAGGTGGCCCCGGTGGTCCGGGTGGCCCTGCATGGATGGCATCCAACTCCTCGCCCGGCATGCCCGGATCGATCTCGTGCTTGAATACGAGCGCGAGGTGGCGCTTCACTAACTCGGTTTGCCGCTCGTCGAGCGTCTTCGGATCGGTCAACTCGAACATGCCTTGCAGCCAGTAAACGAAGTCGCGTGCTTTCACGTCCCACCTTCTTTCGCGTCCGTCTCGTCGTCATCGGCGAAACAGAGTCGATGGAGCGCCAGCAGCCAGCACTCCGAGCACAGCTTCGGCGGCGTCCACGGCTTGCCGTCTTTCGCGTGTAGCCGCGCGTGGAGCTTGCGCTTCATCTCGAATGCGCCCTCGTCGATGCGGCCGTGACAGTCGCGGCACGTAACGCCGTCGCTCATCTCCTCGCCTTCCCCTTCTTCGCCGCCTTCGGAGCGGGGCGGTAGGTGCGGAGGACGACACGCGCAGCACCCATGAATCCGGCTCGCCACGACGAATGCATCTCATTCCAGGACACGCCAAACGCGGCTGGCTGCTCGCGCTGAAACCCGGCCCACATCTCCCTCGCCAACCTCTCCACATCCTCGGGGCGCGGGGTCATGGCGAGGGCTCCAGGGCGGAGCGGAGGCGAGCGATTGAGTAGCCGTCGGTTTTCGAACCGCCGCTGCGCGGACCGCCTTGGCCGAGGTGCCAGAATTTGTGCATGCGCTCCCACCCATCAATGGCTTCCGCGGCCAACGCCCTCAGCCTCTCCGCCTCGGCGCGGGCGGCGTCGCGTTCCTCCCACGCCTGTTGCAGCGACGGATTCGATTCCAGGTTGCGCGTCACGAGAGCGGCATCGCGCGCTCGCTCCACCTCCGCCAGCTTGGCCCTCAGCGCCGCGCACTCCTCATCCCCCACGAAATCGCGCAGCTTGCGATACAGCTCTCTGGCCCGCTCGATCGTCATGCTCCACTCGCTGGACCCAGGCCACGCTCTGATATTCACGTAACCCTGTCCGCCGTCGCGCACCCGCACGCCCTGCTCGAGGGCGCGAAGGCGGGCGATGTCCACGATCGACTCGTCGTCGCAATACGCGCCCAGCACCGCTTTCTCGATCAGATCGGTCGCCTCCCTCAGCCCCGCTCTCAGGGTGGCGATCTCTTTCCCGTACGCCACGAGCGCGTCGTATGCCGCGATGTCGCGCGCGCGGAGTTGCTCGTTTTCCTCCGCCGCGGCGAGGCGGTCGGCCAGCGCCGCTATCTTCTCAACCGCCAAACTCACACGCGCATGGCCGACGAGCCCGCCGATACCGGCCGGGTCGGTCGCTCTCGCCTTGCCCAACTCCACCAACGCCGCCCGCATCTCGACGATGAGGGCGGCGTCTGAGCGCGTTTCGCACGAGGCTACCGATCCGCCGACTCCGCGCACCGCCCAATCCGACTGCACCCACGGCCCTTTCGTCGCGCTCACGCCGCCACCCTCCCTTCCCCCTCAGCCGCCGGCCACACCCTCCGCGCAATCACCGCGCGGCGCTCGGCGTACGGCAACTCCCACACCCGCGCCCACTCGTCGTCGGTGAAGGGCGCAACGTCCAACCACTTCGCCAGCGTCCGCCACGACGGCATGTGGAATGGGGAGACGGCGATGGGAGGGGATGGTTTCATTGGCGGCCTCCCAGCACCTTGTTCCGCTCCGACGACGCCTCGATAAACGCCACTCGCTGGCCCTCCGGCAACGCGTCAATCTCGGCGGCCTTCTCCGCCCACAACGCGTTGACGTCCGTGGCTTTCGCGAGCGCATCGAGGAGCGCTTGATACGCGTTGGGCGGCGCAGCCGGCTTGGCCGCTTCCTTCGACTCCTTCGCTGCGGCGGCAGGCTGCGCCTTCCCCTTCTTCTCCGCCAGTTTCTCCTTCAACTTCTCCGCCGCCGGGTTGACGGGCTTGGCCTCCACGGCTCCTTCCTGCGCCGGCGCCTTCTTCGCTGCGAGGACGTCCGCCCACTTCTCATCGCCGTCCGCGATGGCCTGGCCGAGTCCGCGCAACTCCGTCAACTCGTCCACCGTGGCCTCGTCCAGCGGGTGCCCGAGGTACTCCGCCAACTTGTCCGGGTAGATGCCCAGGGCTGCGAAGGCGCCGGCGATCCACTTCTTCTCCGCCGCCGGATCCGCCGCCGCCGAATCGTTTGCCGTCCGGATGGCGATGGCCATTGAATCGTCCAGCACGTCCCTCGGGATCAACTTCTGCCCCAGCGTGCGCAGCGCCTTGGATACGAGCGAGTTGCGCTTCTGCAACATCTCGTCTTCCGTGGCGTGGAGAAGATACGTCTTCGCCCCTTGCGAGTTGGTGCGCGACGAGATGGGGATGCGCCCGTCGGCCACGGACTTGCGCTCCACCGTTTTTAGGATGGTGACGTCCGCCGAGTGCGTGATGTTGCGCTCCAAGTCCGTCACCTGGACGCGGATCGTCTGCTTGTCGGCGTCATCGAAGACGGCCACGGCGGAGGACACGACGTTACCCATCTCCTGCATCGACGTCTCCACGAAACGGATGGACGGCCCCTCGATGCGCTTGTCGCCGCCGCGAGGCGGTAGGGAGTAGCGCGCGATCTTGGCGAAGCCGGGGCGGCGGCAGTGATCGGCGAGGCGCGTCGAGACATTCAGCCACGAGCGCGGACGGCCGAGGGCGACGGCGAATTGTGCCTTCACCAACGCTTCCGCGTGGGCTGCGGCGGCCTCGCCAGCCGTCTCCGCCGAGCGCGCGAGGGACTTCTCTCCGATGGCCTCCGCGGCCGTAGTGCCAGCCGGCACGATCTGCTGTCCGTTGTTGCTCATGTCCGCTTTCCTTTCTTCGTCTCCCTGAGATCGAATGCCCGAAACGGTGCCCGCTCGTACGCTTCCACGCGCGAAGCCTCTCGCCAGCGCCACGTCGCGCGCCAGCCGTCACCCTCGATGCCGTCGTGCTCGCCGATGGCGGCGCACATCTGCGCCTTGGCCTTCTCCATCATGGCCTCCGCGTCCGCCTTGGCGCCCTTCGCGAAGTTGTAGACGCGCGCCCACTCGGCCAATTCACTCGGCGCCGGCACAATGTCCCCGCGAGACTTCTGGAAGAGGGCCTGTAACGCCTTCGCCGTCGTCCTGTCGTCCACCGGCGGCGGACTGTCGGCGAGGACGTGATCCACGTGGAAGCGGCGCACCACGTCCAGCACGGCGGATTCCAACTCCACATCGCGATCGATCGTGAAGTGCCGGAAGTCTGTCCCGCCGATGAAGGCGGCCACGTAGCCCTTCTCCGCGTTGGTGCACGCGATCTGCGTCACCACCTGCACCAGCACGTAATCCGGCACGCCGCCATCCCAGTGGTGAGCCTGACGCGCTCCCACGAGCTTGCATTCGAGGACGGCGGACTCGCCGAGTACGACGCGATCGGGCGTGGCGCAGATACAGTCATGCAGCGGGTGGACGACTGTGCCGCGGTACTCCACCGGCTTGCCCGTCTCGGCGCACCAAGCATCGACGATCGAGGCTTCCCAGCGGTGCCCGTGGCGCATCGCGGGCGAATCCTCGCGCATGGCGCGGCCGGTGAGCGTGAGGAAGGCATCGAGAGGGCCGGCCCATGGACTCACGCCAACGATAGCGGGGACGAGCGAGGCGCCGATGCGGCCGGCGCGCAGGGCGAGATCGGATGCAGAAAGCGTCATCGCTTCACCACCCAATACGCAACCGCACTCCTACCTGAGCGCGTCGTCCGCCGCCCACGCCCCTCTATCAGGCCCCCGTTGGCCAATTCGTTGACTCGCGCCGACGCCGTTTGATGGCGCATGTCCAAAATTCTTTCAATGTCGTCACTCGTGGTGCCGTTGCCGATGAAACTGCGCGCGGCGATCAGGTTGTAGACTTTCGCGCGCAGCCCCTTCAGCGTCTCCGGCGTCAGCGATTCCGCCGCTTCCTTTGACGTCGGGGTGCCGTTGTGGGGTGCGTCGCCCATGTCTGCGAGGTTGGGATCGCTCACGACGTCACCTCCACGAGGTTCCCCTTCTCGTCCGCGCGATACTTCACATTGGGCTTGATGCCGTTTTCGCCGACATATCCAACGGCGAGCCGGTACCGCGTGCCGTCGTACCAGCGGATGCGGAGTTCGCCGCCGTCGCCGCTCGTCGAGGTGCCGCGGTCGCCGCTCGTCGAGGTGCCGCCGTCGCCGCTCGTCGAGGTGCCGCGGACGCCGCTCGTCGAGGTGCCGCCGTCGCCGCTCGTCGAGGTGCCGCCGTAGCCGCTCGTCGAGGTGCCGCCGTCGCCGCTCGTCGAGGTGCCGCCGTAGCCGCTCGTCGAGGTGCCGCCGTCGCCGCTCGCTACGGTTGCTCCATGCACCGCATGCCCCGCCTCGCCGTACTGGACGAGATACGACGTCGCTGTCAGCCGGTCCCCGCAGCACAACACCTCGCCGCGCGGAAACTTCACCTTCGCATCGTCGATCTTGACGACTTCATCCGCACGCACCTTGACCACGAGCCACTTGGCGTCGTCGCTCCAATTCATCAGAGACGCGTCGCCCTCGCCCCAAAGCAAACCGTGCAACCCATTGCCGCACGTGGGCGTCGGCTTCCAATCCTTACACTGGACGCGACCTTTCTTCGGCCACTTGAATCCGCCATGACTCGTCATGTCCGCGGCGCAGGTGCGGAGGATGAGGACGTAACGCGGCGCTGGCTTCTTCTTCGCCCGCGCCCTCTTCTTCGTTGCCATCACTTCACCTCGCTTCCGCGGTAGTCTTTCGGATCGGGGGCGGCCTTGTAGGCGGCGGCCTTGGCCTTCGCTGCCTCTTTCGCGGCCAACGCGCTGGCCTCGCGCCATGTGATGATTTTCTCCGTGGCCATCTTGGAAAGCAGGGCTGGCAGCGCCAGCGGCCAGCCAGCCATCGCCGTCCTCCTCCTCCATGTGCGTCTCGCCGCGCATCGCCGTCACTTCGGCCACGGCCCTGTCAATGCGCGCCTCCACCGCGGGGTTGATTAGAGCGCCCCTTCGCTGCCAGTTGCGCAGCTGCGGCGGCGTCGCGTTGGCGCGGGCGCAGACAAGGGCGAATTCCTCGCGCGTCAAGTAGCGGCCAGCGAGGGGGCTGCGGGGGAGGGGCATTACTTGCGCGCCTCCCACGCGTGGACGAGATCGGCGAGGACGGCGATTGGGATGAGGGCCGTTTGAGAGGGATCTTTCGCCGTGTCTTCTTCCACGGCGATGTCCACCTCAACCTCGCCGTCCTCGTCCAGCGCGACGAAAACGCGGTTGTACGAGGTGTCGTGGGATTCGCCAGATCCGTAGGGCCCTCGCCACATCACGCGGTGCCGATCCGCGCTGCGCTTCCACCCCTCGACGGCGGGCAGGGTGTACTCACTCGCCATCGCCGTGCCCCTCCGCCTCACCACAGTCATTCGCCGGCGCCGGCATCGTGTCCCGAAGCGCATCCTCCATGTCCGCCCTCTCCGATTCGACGAGGAGGGCCGCCGCGACGGCCAAGGCTTTTTCGGACGCGTGGCTGGTGAATGCGTCGGCGTGCAGTCTGCCGTGGAGGTCGTCGTCGAAGGTGCGGGGCATGGGGGCTCCTTTCGGGGTGGCTGCGATACTGCGCGCCTGTCAGACGTCTGTCAAGTGGACAGATTCACCCGGCCGCGCAGATTTATTTTCGGTTGAACGCGCGAGGGCCCTTGACTGTCTGACTCGGGGCCAGTACAAGAGGCGTTGCATGAAGAAATCACCAGGCATGCGGTTGGCGGAGGCGATCAAGGCGAGGGGCCTCACGCACGAGAAAGTGGAGAGAGCGTTGCGCGTTTCGCGCGGCGTCGTCAGTCGCTGGATCCATGGCGACAGGCGGCCGACGATTGAGAATGCGCTGCGCCTGCGAAAACGCTTCGGCATCGAGGTGGAGGCGTGGGCGGCATGACGACTCAACCGAAAACCTGGACGTACTACGAGGTGCGCACACGCGATCGCCTGCACTTCGAGACGCTGTACCTGAACCACGCGCAAGGCTTCGTAAAGGAACGTTTCGAGGCCACTGGTGAAATCGCCGAAATCTTCGCGGTCGACAGGGCCGCCGGAAAGGACACGTGACATGCCCCCCAACATCAACAGCCTGGCCCAATTGATGACGGACATTTCCAACATCAAAGCGCAACTCACCACCGTCGAAAGCCGCCTCACCACCGTGGAAGGGCAGGTGGCCACCGCCGCGAAGAACGCCGAGATCGAGCGACTGAACGCCCTCGTTGCCACCCTCCGCGCCGATCTCGACGCCGTCCGCGAGGCCACCAGCGGCTTCGGGGTGAGGCTGACGGCGGTGGAGAAGAAAGGGAAGGGCAAATGAGCGCCAAGGGCAAGCCGGACGGCAAGCGCGCCGTCCTCATCACCGACACGCATCGCGGCATCTACTTCGGCTACCTCGTGGAGGAGTTGGAGGGCGGGAATGCGGTGCGCCTCGAAAACGCGCGCCACTGCTGGTCGTACGTCTGCCTCCCCGATCATCCTGGCGTGTACGGACTTGCGTCCGGTGGCCCCGGCCCTGGCAGCCGCATCGGCCCACGATGGAATGGCAAGGTGCGCGACGTCTCCAAAGTCGTCGACGTCAGCGCGTCCGCCGTCGCCAAGTGGGAGGCCGCGGAGTGGAAGCGGTAAACCGGAAAGTCATCTCGGCTGGCGACGGCGGCGGCGACGGCGGCGGCGACGGCGGCGGCGGCGGCTACGGCGACGGCGGCGGCTACGGCGGCGGCGACGGCTACGGCGACGGCGACGGCGACGGCTACGGCGACGGCGACGGCGGCGGCGACGGCTACGGCGACGGCGGCGGCTACGGCGACGGCGGCGGCTACGGCGGCGGCGGCGGCTACGGCGGCGGCGGCGAGATCGAGGTTGAAGAATCGCAACCAATCGCCGCCTATCACTTCGTCCCCAAAAATGGCCTACTCCGCCATGCCCACGGCGGCCAGCGCCCGAAGGCGGAGGTGGGCCTCGTGCTGCGGTGGGAAAGCGAGTTGTCCATGTGCTCGGCCGGCCTGCACGCCTCACTCGAAATCGAACAAGCGCGCAGGTACTGCAACGGTATCCTCACCCGCGTTGCCTGCTACGGCCGCATTCGCTTCGGCGAAGACAAGCTGGTTTGCCAGGTGCGCGAGGTGATTGAAGTGCTGGGCGAGGTCTGACGCCATGCCTCACCGCCACGCCACCCCCAACCCCGCCGATCCGCGCTACCCCGACATGCTGGCCAAGCGCGCCAGCGGCCTCACCATGCAGGCCATCGGCGCCGAGTACGGCATCTCACGGGAGAGGGTGCGGCAGATCATCGGCAACCAAGGGTATCTGCCGCCCGAGGACTGGACGGGGCGGAAGCGCCGATGGCTGACGGTGATCGATGGCACCACCTCTCCGCGCATCACTGTCCAGTGCAAGTGCGGGACGGTAAAGGAGGTGAGGCGCGGCAACTTCATGCATCCTCGCGCGTGGTCGTGCGGCTGCTACCAACGGAAGGTGGTGGGCGCCCTTCGCCGGAAGCTTTCGGACGCCGACGTGCGGCGACTGCGGCGCTGGCGCGACAACGGATGGACGTTCAAGGCGCTCGCGGCGCACTTCGGGATTAGTCACATGTACGCATGGCAACTTTACAATCGATGGCATGGAAGGAGGGCCGGGGCATGACTGACCTAGAGGCCTATCGCGCGTTCATTGCGCGGAAGCTTGCGACGGCGCCCGTCGAAGGCATCCCCAACCACGGCCCCATCTCGCCGCTACTCTTTCCGCACCAACGGACGATGGTGGACGTGGCGTTGCGGAAGGGACGATTCGCGCTCTTCCACGACACAGGGCTGGGCAAAGGGTGGCAAATCCTCGAATGGGCGCGGCTCGTTGGCGAGCACACCGGCAAGCCCGTGCTCGTCCTAGCGCCGCTCGCCGTCGCCCGGCAATTCGAGCGCGAGGCCGCCAAACTCGGGACGGCCGTGCGCATCGTCTCGTCCGCCGCCGACGTCGGGCCTGGCATCAACGTCACCAACTACCACAAGCTGCACAAATTCGACGTATCGGTCTTCTCGGGCGTGGCGCTGGACGAGTCCTCGATCTTGAAGTCTTTCGACGGCACGACACGCACGGCCTTGATCGAAGCCTTCGCCAACACGCCGTACCGACTTTGCGCGACGGCGACGCCTTCGCCCAACGATCACACGGAGTTGGGCAATCACGGCATGTTTCTCGGCGTCATGTCGTACGCGGAGATGCTGTCCATGTTTTTCGTGCACGACGGCAGTAGCAGCGCGTCGACGGGCGGATGGAGGTTGAAGGGGCACGCGCGCGACGTTTTCTGGCGATGGGTTGCGACGTGGGCGGCAAGCCTTCGCCGTCCGTCGGACCTTGGATTCGCTGACGACGGCTACGACCTCCCGCCGATGACTTTCCACGAGCACGTCATCCCCGGCGATTTGAAGCAGGCGCACGCGTCCGGCGCGCTATTCGTCACCGCCGCGTCCACGCTCGCAGAGCAACGCGCGGCACGGCGCGGGACGTTGGACGCACGCGTGGCGAAGTGCGCGGAGATCGTTGCCGCGGAACCGGACCAAGATTTTCTGATATGGGTGGACCTGAATGACGAGGGCGACGCGATTGAAGCAGCCGTGCCTGGCGCCGTCCAAGTGTCTGGTTCTGACGACGACGATTTCAAGGTATCGGCCGCCGAGTGGTTTTCTGGAGGTTGCGCGTGTCCGTGCGGAAAAACTACTGGAACGAGCGATATCACTCGGATGAGGACTGGCGACGCGAGCGCATCGCAAAATCCAAGCAGAGATGGGAGTCGCTTCCAATCGACGCGAGACGCAAATATCAGCGAGAGTACATGCGTGAGTACTCCAAGCGACCAGACGTCATCGCCAAACGCGCGGCCAAGCGACTTGAACGACTCGCCAAGCGACGCCAGCAGTACGCGTCCGACCCATCGCTCAGGGAGCGGTACCGACGATACGCCAAAGAATGGGCGGCAAAAAACCCGGACAAGCGTGAGGAGTGGAGGCTCAGCGCCTACGGACTCACTCAACCACAATGGGACGCCATGCTCGCCAAGCAGGGCGGGTGTTGCGCAATCTGCGGAAGGGCTAACGGGACAGAGCGTACCAGACTATCCAGGAACGGCCGTAGACGGTTGCATATCGACCACTGCCACGCGACCGGAATCGTGCGTGGACTCCTTTGCGGGCCATGCAATCTTGGGATCGGGTACTTCTCTGACGACATCGGCAAGCTCAGAAAGGCGATTCTGTACCTGCGGAAGGCCTCTCGGAGGAAGAAAGGTGCTCGTCTCTAAGAGTGCGATTTTTGGCTTTGGGCTTAACTTCCAGACTTGCTCGCGCGTCGTCTTCTGCGGCGTCTCTCACAGTTTCGAGGGGTGGTACCAGGCCATTCGCCGCGTGTGGCGATTCGGCCAGCGCAACCCCGTCAACGTGCACATGGTCACGAGCGAGTTGGAGGGGCGTGTCGTGGAAAACCTGAAACGGAAGCAGCGCGACGCGGAGGACATGGCGCAGTCCATGGTGGCTGCGATGGCGGACTTCTGTCGCGCGGAGATTGGTGCGACGCAGAGGCAGACGATCGACTACAGCCCGACGGTACCCATGAGGGTGCCGGCGTGGTTGAGGACGGAGGGGACGTGAGCGATCTTGCGGCACGCCCAACGTTGCTAGTCTCCGTGGAGAAGGCGCGCGATCTGCTGGCCAAGGCGCGCACGTTCGATGACGTGAAACGCGTGCGCGATGTCGCCGTGGCGATGCGTGCGTACGCTAGGACGCAGAAGGCCGGCCGGGAGATCGCACTCGACGCAGCCGAGATAGTCTTCCGCGCCGACGCGCGCATGGGGGAGTTGGCGAGGGGGTTGGCGAAGGTGCCGGCGGGACGTGAAAAGAATAGGTCCGGCCCTCGGACCAATTCCAAGCTCGCCACCCTCGCCGACCTCGGGGTGACGAAGCAGAGGGCGAGCGAGCAGCAGCGGGTGGCGTCCATGGGCGAGGACGTGTGGGAGAAATACCTGCGCGCGTGCCGCGGAGAAGGCCGTGCTCCAGTGACATCCGAAGCGGCCAAGATTGCAGCGATGCCCCCGCGCGCGATGACCAGCGTTATCACCAGGATGGCGAAGGGGGAGGCAACAAGAAGCGTCCTCGCCGAAGCCTGTCGGGCGATCCGCGTCGGCAAGTTGGCCGAGATCGCGAAAGGCGAGGTGCCATTAACCGGATCGATGGGGCGGTTTCCTGTGATCTTGGCCGATCCGCCATGGCGATACGAGCACGTGAAAACGGAGAGCCGGGCGATCGAAAACCAGTACCCGTCCATGGATCTAGACGACATCCGCCGAATGCCCGTCGCGGATATCGCCACGACAGACTCCATCCTTTTTCTGTGGGCGACGTCGCCCAAGTTGACGGAGTCCCTGTCAGTTGTGGACGCGTGGGGATTCACCTACCGGACGTGCGCCGTGTGGACCAAGGACATGATTGGTATGGGGTACTACTTCCGTCAGCAACACGAACTGCTTCTCGTATGCACTCGCGGAAACCCACCGACGCCGGCACCGTCCGATCGCGTATCGTCGGTTGTGTCCGCGTCGCGAGGCAAGCACTCCGCCAAGCCGGTGGAATTCTACGAGATCATTGAGCGGATGTACCCGACCCTACCAAAGGTTGAGTTATTCTGCCGATCGCCGCGCAGTGGTTGGCAGGCATGGGGCAATCAGGCCAGCAAGGAGGCTGCCGAATGACGTGGCGGGACGATCTTGATTGGAGCAACGGGGCACGCGTGTCCCCGATTTGGGATGCTGCCTACGGCGCGCTGTTTCCGAAGTCTCGGATCGAAAGACCGGTTGCCGATCTGACCATGCAGCGCCGTGGAATCGACGCCAGGATCTGGACAGGAACTGACCATCAGCAGACGATCGACGAGAAGACTCGCCGTGTGAACTACGGCGACATCGCGCTGGAGTACGTTCACGTTTACGCCTCTGGCGGCGAGTCGGCGGGGTGGATGAACCTTGATTTGTCGATCGACTGGCTTGGGTACGCCGTGCCGAGTGTTGCCGGCGGCGTCGGCTGCGTAACGTTTATTCCGTGGGCGCCGCTCCGTCGCGCATGGGGGAAATTGCGCACCGAATGGATCGGTCTGGCCGAACGATCGGAGGCCGGTTTTCAGTTGGTGAAGAGCGGGCGAAATAACAACGGGTACATGACCTATTCCGTCGCCGTCCCTCGTCGCGTGCTGCTTGATTCAGTTAGGGATTCCATGATGGTGGAGATTACTCAGGCAATGATCGGTGGGGCGCGATGAACGTTCTCAATCAGGCCGAGGGCGCCGGCTGGACGGCATTCCATGGCGACTGTGCCGAGGTGATGCTGGGCATGCCGGAATCAAGCGTGCACCTCACGGTCACGTCCATCCCCTTTGCCAGCCTTTTCACCTACAGCAACTCGGATCGCGACTTCGGCAACTGCAAATCGCACGCGCAGTTTTTCGAGCAATTCGGCTTCTTCGCGCCGGCCCTACTGCGCGTGACGAAACCGGGACGACTCGCCGCGATCCACTGCATGAATTTGCCGACGTCCAAGACGCGCGACGGCCACATCGGCCTAAGCGACTTTCGCGGCGAGGTGATCCGCTCGTTCGAGGACGCTGGCTGGATCTTTCACGCCGAGACTGTGATCTGGAAGGATCCAGTCACTGCGATGCAAAGGACGAAGGCGCTCGGCCTGCTGTGGAAGCAACTGAAAAAGGACTCCGCGATGAGCCGTATGGGCATCCCCGACACCATCGTCTTTTTTCGCAAGCCCGGCGAAAACGAGTGCGCCGTCTCTCACTCCGCCGCGGACTTCCCGGTGGACCAATGGCAACGGTGGGCATCGCCGGTGTGGATGGACATCGACCAATCCGACACCCTCCAATTCCGCAGCGTCCGCGAAAACGAAGACGAGCGTCATCTTTGCCCTCTCCAGCTCGAACCGATCCGCCGTTGCCTCACCCTCTACAGCAACCCCGGTGACGTCGTCTTCGATCCGTTCGGCGGCATCGGAAGCACAGGCGTCGTCGCGCTCCACAACAATCGCAAGACCGTCATCGCCGAGTTGAAGGAAGTTTACTGGAAGCAGGCCGTGGCCAACTTGCGCGAGGCGGAGACGGCGGGGAAGCGGCAGCCGTCGCTGGACTTCGGGAGGGCGGCGCCGTGATCCAGATTTCCTCCTTCGATTGGGTTGGCTTCGACTGGTGGACGCTTCCGCATAGCGAGTGCGTCCACATTCACGAGTTGTGCAAGCGTGTGAAGACGTGGGCCGAATTCCAATCGATGGCCTGGCGTGTCCTCATGGACTTGCGCAAGAGCCGCGGTGGCGTGATCGGCCACCTCCCTACCTGCTGCATCACGTCCCGGCCTGGCGGCCGTCCGTGCGACTGCGGCCTCATCAAACGAAGGGCCTCCGACGAATGAACCTCACCATCCCCCGCGACATCCTCTCATCCCTCGCCGAAATCGCCGCGTCCGTCGTGGAAGCGCGCCCGGCCCAACCCATCCGCGCCAACGTCCTGATCGTCGTCGGCACCGGCCGCATCGCCGTCCGCGGCACCGATGACGTCCGATCGATCGCCGCCTTCGCGAACGTGCCGGCCACGTCCAAGCCCGGCTGCATCGCCGTCCCCAAGGGCGATCTCCTCGGCGCCGTCAAGGTGATGCCGGCCGGCGATGTCAGCGTCACGTCCGACGGAAAGAAGTTCACGCTCAAGTCCGGCAAGCGCACCATCAACGTGCCTTGCATCGACGGAGGTGATTTCCCGGCCGCGCGCGCGATGCCGAAGAATCCCGACGTCCTCACCATCCCCGCCAAGGCCCTCGCCGACATCCTCGGCCGTGTGGCGTACGCGCGAAACGAGGACTCGACGACGCCCTACATGCACGGGGCACTACTCGACTTCGACGGTAAGGCGATGCGCGCCGTGGCAACCAACCGGCACAAGCTCGTGGCGGTGGCGGTGCCGTACGAGTCCAAGGTGGGCGCGATCATTGTCCCGTACTACGCCGTGGACTCGCTCATTGCGCTCTGCGGCAAGGGCGAGGAAGTGCGCCTCACGATCGGCGTGGACTGCTTCTCCGCCGCCGCCGGCAACGTGGAGTTGGTGTCCGCCGTGTGCGCCGACGCGGCATCATTCCCGCCGTGGCGCCTCGTCATCCCCGCGGACAGGGACGCGCGCGCCGTGTGCAGCCGTACCGCGCTCGCCGATGCCGTTCGCGCCGTCATCACCACCGCGCAGAGTTTCGAGGGGGCGCGGCGGATTGCGCTCGACATCGGGCCAAGGCGCATCGCGCTGTCCTCGGCGAATTCGGACGCGTCCTCGGCTGACGAGGTGGAGTGCGGATTCGAGGGGAAGCCGACGACGCTGCTTTTCAATGGCGCGTACGTGGCCGAAACCTTGGCCGCCATGCGCACCGATGACGTGGCCATTGAGTACGCCATCGGGCCGCAATTCTCGCCAGTGATTTTCCGCGGGGTGGGCGATGAGTCCGCTACCGCACTCGTGATGCCACAGGTGAATACCAAAGGAGCCGGTCAATGAAGTACGGAGCAAAGTCAGCATTCGTCCGCAAGCACCCCAATCTCAGCGCCAAGGCCATCATCGCGCTGGCGAAAAGCAAGGGACTCGACATCAGCGAGCAAACCGTCCATTCGACGCGCGCCGCCGATCGGAAGAGCGGGCGCAACGGCAACGGCAAACCCATCCCCCTCGTCCCCACCGCCAAGGCGCTCGCGGACATGGCGCCGCTGCCGGCGCCCACCAACGGCGCCGCCTACCCGACGGAATTCGACGACATCCGCACGCTGCGGCGCATGGTTTCGCAGCAGGGTTTCGATCGCGTGCTCGCCATCGCCCGGACGATCCAGGTGTGCGCGACGGAGACGGTGGGGGCCTAGCCATGGGCTGCGATATCCACCTGCACGTGGAGGTGCGCCGCGACGGCAAATGGACGCACTACGCCAGCGACGATGCCGTGGACGATGATCCGCGGCGCGTCGTTGATGAGTGGGGCGGCGTGGGCCTGGCGGGCGCATCCGGAGAGATTGATTGGGAGTTGCGGTGCGACTTCGACGTTGGCCGCAACTACGCCCTATTCGCCATGCTGTCAGGCGTGCGTGACTACGGCGGAGGGACGGTGCCGGTGGCGGAGCCGAGAGGTGTCCCCGACGACGCATCGCCGGAGACGGCCGCCGATGCTGCAGAGTGGGATGCCGACGGGCACACACACTCTTGGCTGACGCTGGCCGAGTTGGATGCGTACGATTGGTGCGGCGCGCGCACGGAGTCAGGCCTGGTGCCGTTTGCCGCGTACGTGGCCCACAAGGAAAGCGGCGCGATGCCGGATACGTGGTGCCAGGGTACCAACATGCCTGTCGTCACCACCGCGCAGGCGGATGAGATGCTTCGCGCTGGGGAGATGCCCGCGCGAAACACTTTCGTCGAGTACACGTGGCAAACGAAGCGGCGCGACGACGCGACGCACTTCGTCGAAAGCTTCCTGCCGTCACTGCGTGACGTGGCCAAGAAATTCAACGTTGGGCCGGAGGACGTGCGCATCGTCTTCTGGTTCGATAACTGAGGGGCGGCCATGCGCGAGCCCTGGAAGCAGATGCGATCGGGCGCGGCGTTGTACATCCTGACGCCGCGCCCCGAGGACTTCGAGATCACTGAGATCGCCCACGTCCTCGCCAACATGCCGCGCTTCGATGCGCACACGCTGGGCGATCGAAAGTACAGCGTCGGGGAGCACTCAGTGCGTGTCAGCTACGCTTGCGAGCCAGCGGACGCGCTGGAGGGGCTACTTCACGACGCCCCGGAAATTGTAACCGGAGATTGCAGCCAGCCTATGAAGCAGGCCATGCGCGCGCTGCAAAGCACCTGGCACGGATCCACCCGATCCCCCTTCGACGTCATCGAGGACACCATCGCCCGCGCCCTCGCCGAGCGCTTCGGCTGCCGCTGGCCGTGGCCTCCGAGCGTGAAACGGGCGGACTTGACCTTGCTGGCGACCGAGGCGCGCGACCTCATGGCCCCGCCGCCGATATCGTGGGAGCTGCCCTACCCGCCGCTGCCGGAGCGGATCGATCCGTGGGCGCCGGACAAGTCGGAGGCGGAATTCCTCGCGCGGTTTCGGGAGTTGACGCCCGCGCGGTGATTCCGCTTGACGCAACGAAGCCCGACGCGGCAATATTGATCCCCTGCCCTAGAAAGGGCGAAGGCGCCGCAGCGGTTGGACGCTGGGCACCTTCTACGCCGAAACCTGATGCGGAGGTGCGACGGTGACTCTGGACGTACAGGAAAACGGGACGCAAGGCAAGCCGGAACGCGTCGCCATCATCGGATCCCGCGCGAAATACTGGCCGCACACCGACGTCATTTTCGCGCGTGATGCCGTGATCGCCATCGTTGGCGGCCTACCCGCGGACGCTACCGTAATATCGCATGCTCATCCGGTTAGAGGGGATAGCCACGTGCATTCGGGTACTTAGGCCGATTCGACCGAAATCGACACCAATCCGCTTGACGGGGAGAATATCGAGGCTATCCTGTACTTCAGATGGATGACGGCGGGGCGCCAGACCCGCGGAAATGAGGAGACCATGATTACGATCACCAGCGCTCGAATCTGCCAGGGCTACACGGGCTGCGACCACCTGATCTCGCAGTCGGATTGCGACACCGTCGCGAACTTCGTCGGTCGTCGATTCGGTTCGCGCGCCGCTGCGCTGCGCGCCGTCAATCGTGCCTATTCGCGCGGCTGCGACCGTCGAGTGCGCACTGCGCGAGTCGAGATCGACGTTCGGCTCGCGGACGGCTCGAACGTCTACAACATCGGCTGAGAAAAGAAAGGAGCCTGAATCATGTACGCCGTCATCGATCAAGACTCTCCGAATTACGGGCGCGTGCTCTCCACCCATCGAACCGAGAACGGCGCGGAAACGGCCGTCGAGAAGATCAACGCACGCATTCAGCGCAAATACGGACCCGAGAGTTACTTCGGCGGCCGAATCGTCGAAGTCGAAGGCGCGGTCAAGAAGGGCCAGCGGATTCGCTGGCGCTGACCGATGGCCGTCCACGTCACCGAGATTCGGTTTGAGGTTGTCGTCGATGGCAAGCGCATCGTCGCCAGTTTCTTTCGCGACGAGAAGATCGCTTCGCTCGTCGCGTCGACCGATACGCTTGGAGGATTCTTGCGCGCGCTGATTGACAGCAGACAATCGAAATAGACGGCCGCGCGTGGCGCCAACCACCGCGGCCCGGACCGAGAGGAGACCTCGATCACCATGGAGTCTACACCGTTGCCGTTCGCTCGTTCGCTCCCCGAATTTCAGAAGCTCTTCCCTGACGACGCCGCGTGCGCCGCGTACTTGGAGCGGTTGCGCTTCCCCGACGGATTCACTTGCCCCAAGTGCGAGGAGTGCGGCGAGCCGTGGCGCGTCGCGACGAGCGCGATCGTGCTTCAGTGCCGGGTGTGTAAGGCGAAGATGTCGCTCACCGCGGGCACCGTCATGCACCGCACGCATTCGCCGTTGCTCACGTGGTTTTGGGGCGCGTACTTGCTCACGTCGTCGACCCCCGGAATGTCGGCGGTCCAATTCGCTCGGCAGATCGGCGTGAAGCGGTACGAGACGGCATTCCAGATTCTCCACAAGCTCCGCGCCGGTATGGTTCGGCCTGGCGTCGACCGCATCGGCGGCGATGGCGTCGACGTCGAGATGGACGAAACGCTCGTCGGCGGCGTGACACGCGGCGAGGGTAAGGGCGTGCACCACAAAGTCTACGTATGCGGCGCCGTCGAGGTGAAGCATCGTCCGCCTATTGCCGAGGGCGTCGAGCCGACGAAGGCGATGATGCGCCGTGCGGGCACCTACGCGGGCCGTCTGCGCCTCCGCGTGCTCGCCGACCGCACGAGTGACTCCCTGCTCGCGTTCGCGCGGGAGAGTGTCGCGCCGGGCTCCCACGTGACCACGGACGACTTCGGCGGATACGACCGGCTCGACATCGAGTGCGGATTGAAGCACACCGCCGTGCGCGAGGGCGGAGACCCGAGCATCGCGGAGAAGTTTCTCCCGCTGATCCATCTCGTGTTCTCGAATCTCAAGTCGTGGTTGCTCGGCGTGCATCACGGCGTCTCCAATCAGCACTTGCAGGCGTATCTCAACGAATTCACGTTCAGGTTCAACCGCAGGTTCTACCCCTTCAACGCGTTCCGATCGTTGCTCGGACTCGGCGTCGCGTCGGAATCGCCGACGTACGACGCGCTCTACAAAGGCACGTGGGAGCACCCCGTTGCCGCTGGGCCTTTTCAGCTAACCGGATAGGTGTCATGTGCGATCGACCTTTCGTCACCGAAAACCGGATGAGCATGTAATATCGGGCGATTCGCCTGGCGGAGGCGCCGATCAGTGGGCACGCACGGCCGCAGACCTTCACGCCGCGCCTTTCATCGCGCATTGGCCGGGCACGTACACGAAGCGCGGCATGCCGTTTCGCGAGGCCTGCTTCACACGCAACACCGATATCGCCGCGGACTGCACGCGCCTAATCTCCGTCTGCCCAACGCGCAAGCCCACGGCGGGCACGCTGGACACGATGCGGAAGGCGAGGGCGCTGGGGAAGCGGGTGACGCTCGTCGTTGTGGCGAATGGGCGAGTTGAGGCGTTGGAGTGGGATGGCGGGGAAGGGGAGGCGTTGCGGTGAGCGAATGGATCAAATTCCACGCTGAGCTTTGCGACGGCGAAAAGCGTGGCATTCCCAGAAGCGCCAGGTTTATTTTCCTGGAACTGTCCCTGTTAGCACGCAAGCGTCAGGGCGAAGTGGTGTGCGTGAAGGCTCCAACGCTGGTGAAGGCGGTTTGCGATCTGATCCGGGGGGACATGGCTGAGGTGAAGCGTGCGATCCCGGTACTGATGCACCACCAGATGATAGAGGCCGAAGAGACGGAGTCATCCTGGATCGTGCGAATCCCGTCATGGGCTCGCTGGAATTCGTTCGACAAATCGACCGATCGGGTTAGCGCCATGCGCACCCGTAGGCGCGAGAATCAGGCCGAGGACCTTGTGTATTTTGCGCAGCGAGAGAGCGGCGGGCCGGTGAAGATAGGCCACTCCGATAACGTCAGGGACCGTCTGACGAACATCGCGCGCGAGTGTAAGGAAAGAATCCGCGTACTGCTGCTGCTTCCTGGTGGGCAGCCAGTCGAGGCGGAATTGCACAAGAGGTTTGAGGTGACGCGGCTTCGCGGCGAATGGTTCGCTGTGGAAGATCGACTGACTGAATTTATCGCCGCGAACGCGTTACACGACAAGTTGCACGAGGTGTTTCGTGGTGTGTTTCCCGAACCGTTGCTTGGCCCGTTGCGCGAATCGTTGCCCGATCAGCCGCGCGCACCCGCGCACCCGCCCGCGCCCTCTCCCTCTTCTTCTCTCTCTTCTATTTCTTCTCTTATTTCACAGTCTTATCTCGTAACTGCACCGTCTCAGCCCCGCGCGCGCGAGGACTTCGACCCGGCCGACAAGGCCGCCCGCTTGGTGCTGGCTCGACGCGACTTGTGGCCGGCGGAGTTCGTGACGGACGCGGAGATCGCCGCCGTCGTGTCGCGCTGCCGTGCCGCCTGGCGTGACGAGCCGGCGGCGAAGCGCCTCGGGCTGACGCTGGAGCATGCCTTGCGCGAGGCGATCAACGACGCGCAGATGTACGGCAAGCGCTACACGTCCGCGACGCCGGAGCAACTCCTCGCACGCATCGAGCAGCGGGTGGAGTGGATTCTTGGCGAGTGCCGCAGTGGGCGCCGCAAGGCCACCGTGGTGGCAACGGAGTCCGACGTGGCCGACGACGCGCGGGACAGTAGGGAGGCCACGGAGAGGTGCCTGGCCGCCGATCGGGCCCACGCCGAGGCCGAGCGTGAGAAGACGCGCGCCTTCGCCAACGATCCGGCGGCGAAAGCGAAGCGCGCGGCGGACTTGGCGAAGCTGGCCCAATCGGCAGCGCCGGAGCAATTCACGAGGAAGGCTGCGCCGGAAGGGGGTGGGAAGTGATCTCGGAAGCGGCCGCCCGCGTCCTCGCCGACCTCCGAGCGAAAAAGGATCTCGACATCGGCGATTTCATCAACCGCCCCAAGTCCGCGACGATGGCGGAGACGGTGGCGTGCCTGCCGCAGTTGATCGCCGATGGGTACGTGAGCAGTTGGGGCAACACGCGGGACGTGGCGCGCACGCCGGAGATCACGCGCAAGGGGCGGGTGGCGTTGGAGGAAGCGGAGGCGAAAACATGAGCAGATCGGGATACAGCGATGAT